GTTGTTGTTGGGGGGAAAGAGAGTAAGGAGAAGAAGGTTTAGGAGAAAAAACAGCGCGCGGCTGTATATTAGCAGTGTCCTTAGGTGTTTTTGCTTGAGTATTAGTAGAGTTCTTAGGTGTTTTTGCTTGTGTATTAGTATTTGGTGTTTTAGACCTAAGCTGTTCTGCTTGACGAATTCTGTATCTGTCCATTAAGAACCTAATGAAATTATTTTTCCTACCTTCAGGAGTTCCATGCCCCCCATAATTTCTAGTAATAGTAATACTAGTATATTCTCTGGATAGTTTATCAAGAACAGCCTCTGAGAAGTTTCCACCAATTACATCCTGTAGTATACCCCGCTTTTCAAGAGAGTAAATAAACATTAAATCTTGGACACCTGGAGAAAAAGAGTTTATAGGTATGCGGCGGTCTACACCTTCAAACATTTTAGCTAAGTCTGGGGCATTATGGTTCATACTTGCTACTCTTGCATAAACAAAATCTAAAGCTTGATATCTACCCGATGCCGTAGACAGGTGGTCCGCTCTACGTCGTAAAGGAGTATGCCCAGCTGGGGCTACGAAAGGGTGTTGTATATTATTAAGTTTAGATAGTTCAATGTTAGAGCCACCAATAATATATCCATATCCAAAATTTACAGAGTTATTCCTAAAATCGGTCCCTTCCGCGCGCGCTACAGCATCTGCAAGGGCAAGTATAGCCGGATTAGTTCTAAGATTGTCGTAATACAGCTTACCTTTAGGTGTAAGCCTATTATATAGTTCTGGTGTTAAAAGGTTACGTCCTTGAGTAACAGTTGAAGTAGATTGGTTTTGAGGTTGTGCAGAAGGTGGTGGAATTAGAGCGGGGGGTAAGTTATTACCCCAATTTCCAGTTTTTAAAGCCTTAAAATAGCGGTCATAAGTTTCTGGTAAAAGAGTTAAGTCAGTATGAGTGTTACCCCCATCTGGATATTGTGTACCTATTATCTGCCCAAAGAAAACCTTTTGCCCTGTACGTACTGTAGCTCGTATATGTATCGCCCTACCTAGAAATTTTGTCATCTCCCGATCTTTATATATACTCACATAAGAGTTTTTACCCGCACTGACTACTTTTGCATAACCGGTAGCAAAGCTAGGCAATTCAACACCTATCATACGGCCGCCCTTACGAAGAGTAATATCTAGCTTTACAAATTCGCGTGTAGTACCGTCTGGTCCTATATGTTCTTGTACTTCATGAGGTACTTTTTCACCTCGGCTGTTTACATAAAAAAGAGATTGGCTGCGCTTTCTTCTAAATACAGCATGGTGGGGATAAGCTTCTGCAAAAGAGCTTATGTTGTATTGCTGATCCTTATTACCTCCGGACGGATCCTTATGTCCATAATTAGAAAAAGAGATACTACCCGGATAGAATTGGGGGTCTAAACCTTGATTATCGTAGATATCTGAACTAGAAGCGGAATTAGAGGCGTAGGAGCTAGCGATAGCGTTTTGAATAGCATAAGATCTAAGTCTGGAAATGCGTCGTTGTTGGCTATAGCGATTAGTGCCAGCATGGAAGTTAATTAGAAAACCACTACCGGCGCCTACAGCAGTGCTACCACCAACAATACCTAACATAACAGGGACAGTAGCAGGAAGAGCAGTACCGCCGGACAAAGCACTAGCGGCGCCTAGTCCAAGAAGAGCCAAAACACTAGCGGCGGCCCCTATAGCGCCACCTGCCATTGCGCCCTCACCGGCTTCTTTGGATAAATTAGCAAGGGCTCGGGGGGTAGCGTTGTACATACCGTGTTTAAGCATTTCACTTTCTAGGTAATCTCCTACTAAAGCTTTTACAGGTCCACTAAAATAAGAAGTTAATGAAGATACAGCTATACCTAGAAAAAAGTTAGCTGGGTAGAATATAGAGTCTATACCTCTAGCCATAATATCTACTAAAGTAGACCCCATTCTTCTAGAAGCTGATTTGATATCATAATAATAAGAATCATTGTGTGGGTCTAATAAACCCAAACGGCGATAAGTAGAAACCAGCGGGTTATCATTTTTTAAGGAGACTTCTCTATTAAGAGTAAGAACAGAAGAGATAGTTTGAAGAGTGTTATGAACAAAGAAAAGATAGCCTACAGAGTCTAAAGACCGTTGCACATACTTATTTTGCAAAAGCGGAGCTAAAAGAGAAGTAACAGCTAACATGCCGCCACCTATTTGAAGGGTTGTTCTAAGAGCTTGAGAGTTTTGGTCTTTGTCGTTTATAAGAAGGGTACTAAGAGCAAAAATACTTAGCCCAGTTAATACACCACCTTTTTGAATACTAATATTAGAGTTAGGAGTAGGAGGAGCTTTAGGGACGGAAGGAGTAGGTCTATAGAATCGTCTAAATAAGTTATGAGAGCGAGAGCGAAGAACACCAAAAGGTTTGGGTCTATAAGTTGGAGAAGGACGAGGTGCAGTGTAAGAAACAGAAAGACGAGGACTTGGTTTAAAGATAGAAGAGACTTTATTAGAGGCAGCACGGATTGAGCTAAAAGAAGATTTAGATAGGTCAGAGAAGAAAGAGTAAGCAGAAGAAGAGACTGAAATAATGCCAGGAGCTATCTTTTGTTTTCCAAAACTTAATAGCGACCTAAATTGTTTATTAAAATACTGAAAATCAAAAGGTATTAGCGTTGCGTGTATAGACCTACTATCATCGTAGTTATCTAGCCAAGACAACGTAGGATCTTGTTCAGCACTAAACTCGCCTGTAAATGTACTACTACTAGGACCGCCGCCGCCGCTAAATTTATTGTAGGTATCTTGCCACGTTTTCATAGCGCGCGCGTTGTCTTTAGCTTCTTTAGATAAACCTCTAGCATTCTGGTTAGCTTTTGTAACGTAGTCAGAAAAAGAATCCTTAAATTCAGTATCTGAAGTAATCTCGTTAAAGAAAGATAGTAAATTAATCTGCCTTGTACTAAAAGCAATTTGGCTTTTAAGAGTAGTTTTCTTAAACTCCTTACGAATTTGATCTAGTCCCTGACCTTCAAGTAGTGGTAAGATGTCTTGTTTTAAGTTTGGATTCTTAGCGATTTCAGACTTGAAAAATGTAATGTCTTGCTCTTTAGGAATTGGTCTGTTTAAAATAGCATTTAAGCTAGTCTTAATTTGAGTAAAGTTTTTGTAATGATGTATAGGTTTTACTTTTTTTTGGTCCTTACTTATAATCTCATAGGATTTCTCGTTTATTGGTTGTATAATTTGAGCTTTGGCTATTCTTGATAAACTTAAAGGGATAGCGTTATATTCAAAAGAAGCTAAATTACCCTTGCTCTCTGCTAGTAAATAACTATGGCTCGCGGCTTGTTTTACTGTAAGAGTACCAGGGTTTAAAAGATTAGTATTAGTGTCTGAAGAGTACGAGACTAAATCTAAAGATACAGTAGTATTGTAAAAAACAGGTTGTGGTGCTCTATTAGGGTCCATTTCAAAAGATGGATTTCCATGTTCTTCCCAATAGTTTACTAAAGCTAATAAAGACTCATTACCACCTTTTGCAGTAAATATTCTAGCCCCAGGGCCTGATCTATTTTTGTTGTCTTTAAAGGCAGAAGTAACAGATAGAAAAGCTCTTTGTTCTCCATCTATTTCTACAACTGTGCCTGTAAGTATAGGGCTAACTTTGTCTGGAGATCTGATGTTTACTGCGCCCATCTCTGAGTCAACTCTTAAAATTGAGGTATCAAATTTACTACCTTGTCCTAGTAATTTTGAATGATCTTCCGGTGTTAAAGTTGACTTTTCATATTTCCCTGTAAAACCGTCTGATACAAACTCTGTTTCTTTTCCCCCTACAAACCCTTTACCAGGGACAAGTTGTAGTCCAGTACTAAACTCATCGATACGAAGGTTATCTATGTTAATAGAAGCGCCGGGCTGCAGTTTGCTAGCACTTTGTATGGTTTTTACTTCTTGTGGAGGTGGTTCCGGTATAAGTGTTTTACTGGTTGTAGCTGGCGCCCGTTTTGGGGGTGGAGGTGGTTCCGGTATAGGTGTTTTACTGGCTGTAGCTGGCGCCCCCGATTTTTTGGGGTGTGGTTCCGGGTTAGGTGTGTTAGGTATACTAAAAGGTTTGTAAAAGCTATCTAGATGAAGAGTTTGATGTATAAGTAAGCTAAGCTGTTGACCAAACCCTTTTAAAGGGGAAAAAACAGCCCCGGCGGATTTTTTTTCTATATCCAAGTTTATATTATTTGTAGATAGGTTATGAATCCAATGAACATAACCAAGTTTTAGGTTACTACTATGTTGGAAAGCCTTATTATTAAGTTCTTGTATACCTTTACCTTCTTCTAATACTAGGATACTACGGGTAGGAGGTTGTGCACTAGAAGGTTGAAGAGGGGAAGAGGGGGTAAAATCAACGGTTTTAAAATCTGGGGATGTGTGAGTAAAAGACCGCCAGTCTTTTTTAGTATCTACGCCGCTTTCTTTTATAAGAGAATCCATAACGGATTTATCTGTACCTTCAGCGTAAAAGATTTTGGTTACAATTCTGCCACTCTTAGTATCTTGATATGAGACAGAAAGCGCGCTGTAATTACCAGTTGTATCTACATACCCCATAGTAACAAATTCATTACCCCCATGAATAACACTAGGGGTCAGTTTTTCTTTAACTATATCAGATAGCTTGTCATATTGTTTGCCATCCAAACTAGAACTGTATTTAGTAGTTAGTTTATTATAAACTTCATCGGCAGAATTAACAGTTTGAGACGCAATAGTTGTACCTTTAAGTCTATCTGTTTCTAAATATTTAATCTTTAATTTACTATTAGGAGTAGAGGAAGTAAAAGACTCAAGGTCTTCGACCTTGGGGGCAACGCCAACGTCGAACCCAGGGAAAGATCCACCGCCGCTACTAGGGCGACTACTGGCTCTTTTAAAGAAGCTAGCACCGCTGCTACTAGAGGCGCTACGGGGGCCGTAGCGGCGGCGGCGGTAGCGTCTACGGGAGCTATCAGCGTCATCACCGGGGACAGGGCCGGAGCCACCGCTGCTACTAGGGCGACTACTGGCTCTTTTAAAGAAGCTAGCACCGCTGCTACTAGAGGCGCTACGGGGGCCGTAGCGGCGGCGGTGGTAGCGTCTACGGGAGCTATCAGCGGCGTCACCGGGGCTCGTAGGAGGAGTAGAGCTACCTGGGATATCTCCGTCGTCACCGGGGACAGGGCCGGGGGTAGAGCTAGAAAAAGAGCTACCGGGTGTAGAAATTGCAGTGGCCTTCCAATAGCGAATACCTGCAAATAAATTTAAAGCAGTACTAGCTATGAAAGCTACGTTAAGTAGTCCTAAAACAGTATCTTTAGTATAAGTAGTAGGGGTATTATTATTACTATCAGCGTTAGCTTTAGGGATAAAATTAAAGAGAGGAGCTAAACTTTTAGAAATGTTATAAACAAAATTGGTTTGGTTTTTATCGGGTAAGTTTTTAGATTCGTAGTAAGCGGCATCCCCTGCGGTAGTACCTACATATTGTCCAGTGACATAACCAATAACCGAAGATAAAAGCCAAGCAATGGCCATAGATTTTATATTACCGCCGCCAATTTTACCTTTAGAGATGCCGCCACCTAAAATGCTAAAGGCTAAAGAGCTGGAAGCGGCACTAACAGCGTTAGCGTAATCAGCTCTATAATTTAGTCTATCTTTTTTATATTTATCTAGCTGGTTAAGCCGGTCTACATTACTAGAAAGGATTTGGTAGTCTATTAAAGTAAGAGTAGCGGGGTTGCCCATAAACTTAACTAAGTTACCGGCAAAATTAAAGCCTCTAGCTAAGTACCCTGAAACTTTACCTTTTATGTTTTTTATATTATTAAACCATCTGTTAGTCCTAGTAGTAGTACTAGAAAAAGAAGAAGTAAGAGAACTAGTAGTTGCTGTTTTAGAAATAAGGTTTGTTAAGCGAGGTAAAGTGCGAGATGCAGCAAAAGTAAGAGCAGAGCCTATAGCAAAGGAAGTTAAAATTTGTTCTGTTTCGTTTAATTGAGGTAGAATGCTCTTAACAGGAAAACGTATTAACCCGGTTACTAAAGAGGAGCTAAGTAAAAATAGGCCTGCTTTTCCTACAGAAGAAATATTTTTCTGCAGAGCTTTAAGGGTATAGTAACCTCCGACATAAGATATAATACCAGAACCTACTCCGCCGAGTAAGGGAACTGTTTTATCCTTAGTGGTATTAGAGTTAAGGCTATTATAAGTAAAATAACCAACACTTAAACCTAATAAAGCTAAAGGTGTATGTTTAGCGATAGAGGGGCCAAAAAAACTAGGTAATTTAAAGTTTTTTACAGAGGATAGTATTAAAGGTACACCTGCAGAAGCAGTTAAAATACTGCCAGCAACTTGAAGAAAAGGTTTAATAGGTTTACTATTTTTATCATTATCGTTTATAAACGAGCTACCTCCAAGCATAGAGACCCCAAGGAGTAAACCTACTCCTTGTAAGTAGGGGTTTTTTACCGTTTTTATGAAACTTCCAAAGGTGTTAGAAGAAGAAATAACTGAGGGATTTAAAGCGTTGTTCCGAAGATATTTAGTTAATTGATGCAAACCAATTGTTAGTGCGGAGCCGCCAAGTATACTAATACCTAATTGACTTAAAGGATTCATATTAGGTTGGTAGTATTCGAGACCGCCAAGAATTAAACTAGTAAATAAAGATCCTTTTACAAAAGGAGACAATTGGTTAGTAACCCAAGTTAATCCTTGTTGAATGTAAAGTTTTTTATAGATATCAGCTATAAAAGAAGTAACAGGGCCAAAGAGATATTGAGAAGAAAGGCTAGAAGCTTTAGAAATAGTTTTGGTAGAGAAGCTAAAGATATTGTTATTAAGAAAAAACCCAGCGCGCGCTGCGTTAAGAAAGGCGAACTGACCAAAACCTATAAGAGGGTTTTTAGGTTTATTATAAGAGCGGTAAATAGAAGCGCCATAAGTGTCAAAGTCTGACTGAGAAGATCGAAGTCCAATAGCAATACGAAGGATATTAGAGATAGCTGGGGGGTTAGCAAATTTAGATAAAAGGCGAGAGCGGCCTCCTCCCCGAGAGGGGGAGAGGTAGGGTTCATCTACAAATGGATTACCTGTATAAACGGATCCTTGAAGGTAAGGATGAACAAGAGGGTCTATATTAGGTTTGTATGAAGCTGCGCGTTGTACATTTTGTTGATAGTTACTAGCAATAGTTTTAAGGTATTCATCGTAAGAGAGGATTTCTTGTCTAGGGCCTGCAAAGGTATAAGAGTTAGGGACTTTACTCATTCTAAAGAGGTCATACCTTTGAGGTGTTTCAGGCAAAATGAAAGATAAACCCATTTGAACGTTAGGGTTTTCTGATACAAAAGAAGAGGAGTAAATGTTATTAAGAAAAGAGTCAAACAGAGAGAAGGGGGCGTGAGAAAGGGGGCCTAAAATAGGTATAGTAGGGAGATTATATAAAAGGTTAGCCGTGCCGTAGCGAACAGGGTCAAATACTGCTTTATCTATAGCAAGCATAGTAGATAAAGCTGACCTAGTAAAGCGTTTATTATTAAAAGTAGAATCCCAAGAAGTAAAGCCCCAAACACCAAGGCCCATAGCAATCATAAGAGGAAGGGCGCTAACACCCAAGCTGTTAATAGCCAACATAGCCGCAAAAGCGGCGGCTGTAGTTATTAAGCCAGAAGAAGCAGCGTAAGCACCCTGATATTTTTGAAGACGGTTAGTAGAGGAGATAGTTAAAGTTAAGCCAGAGAGGACTTCATAAGGGCCATGTAAATCTTGGAATTTAGAAGCTAGACTAAAAGCGCCTTGAGAGGATTGTAAAACAAGGCCAGTAATACCGCGTTGTTGAATAATAGAGTTAAGATTTTTGACAGGGATAGAAGCAGTTTTATCAGCGCGGGCTACAGTTGAAGACAAGCTACTAGTTTGCACATTTGGTTTAGTTGTAGGTGGTAAATGTGCTTGACTGTATATATCTTTATGTAACTCTATCAAAGCTTGACCCAAAGCCCGTTTTATACGAGGGTCTAATACTTCTTCTAATTGAGTACTTTCTATAATAGAGGTTAATTCAGTGAGTATATTGTTAGCTTTACTCAATAGATTATCTTTAACCTCCGAAGTTATTTGCAAAACCTCGGATACTTTTAAGGATTTAGAGGGGCCAATATTAATATCAGTATCTAGAAAATATTCTAGTTTTTTTGTCAATTTATCTTTTAAGCTGAGTGTTTTTGTTTCTATATCACTCTTAATAGAGGCAATATGAGACGAGTCGGTAGCAGTTCTTAGTGAATTTTTTAGAGTTGAAATTTCTTGTATATCTGAAGTTATTTCATTATCAATAAAGTTTGTGTCAAACAAACTAGTATGAGCAGTTTGTATATTAGACGACAAAAGAGTAGGATTAGTTACATCAATAATAGCCTCATTTATAGGGGTGTTGTTAAATTTCAACTTTTTAGTAGTAGGGTCATACCCAAACGGTGCTTTTTTAATACGTTCTAAATTAGACCTAACTGTTTCTAATTCATTTCTTGAAGACTTAAGTATGTTACCTGTTTGAACAGCATATAAAGAGGTAAGAAGTTGTGAACCAACAGAGAAAACACCACCAAGAGCAAAAGTAGCTAAAGGAACTGCTTGGAGAGCTAAAGCAAAGCCGCTAGAGGCTGTAGTATTACCAGAAATAGAGCTAGCGATATCTTTAAAGTTATCAATAAAGTAGCCAATAAAGGGTATTTGGCTACTCATTTCCTTATATTGTTGCATAGCTATATCTTCTAGTGCTACAAAGGTAGAAGATTTAGAAGTAAAGCCTTTTAAAAGTCGAGTAATACGGGTAGAAAGATCGAGAGAGGAATCTGAAGGGGTAGAGTATACAGTTGCAAACATATCTGGAAGAGAGTCCAGAGGGGTGTATGTAACAGGAATACGGGTTTTAGGGGAATTAATTCTACCGGCGGCGTAAAGTTCTTTAAGTAAGGTATAAGCTAGTTCAATAGGTCTTTGGTGTTTAAGGTGTTGTAATTGGTACTCGCGGGTAGCGATAGCTAGTTGAAAAGCCCCGCTACGGTTTCTAATTAAAGAGTATTCACTTTGGGATATGTAGCGGCTTATTTTAGCAAAATCTTTTCTGGGGTAAGCAAAAAGGCGGGTAAAGACTTGAGAAGAGGTTTTGTCTTTAGAGCCAGATAAGTCTAGCATAGCTTTAAGCTGCATAGAGAAATCAGCGCTAGCTAATTGGGCTGCCAGAGTTACTTTAGAGCCACTAATATCAGCTGATGAGGCTTGGTTTTGGACATAATCTCTATGTTTATTAGGTTGAGTTTCGCTGATACCAAAAGGGCCGCCAAGAGATAAAAAAGCATTAGGGTCGTCTCTATAGAATAGATTTTGAACACCAAAGATACCAGTAACAGAGCGGGCAAGGAAGTCAGCATAAGAGATAGCGGCATCAAAAACATTAGAAGGGCGGTAACGGACAAGATTAGAGTTATCCCCTTGAAGAACGCGTTCTACTTCAGAAAGCTGTTTAGATTGAGAATCAGAAATAATATCAAGGAATCCGATTTTTAGGTTACTAACGTTGCTAATAAGGCCACCGGCGACAAGAAGAGAGGTTATAGAGAAAATACGGCGCGCGGCTATATTTAACCTTAAGTTAGCAGTTCTTATTAAAGGAAGCTCATAGTTAGCAACTAACTTAGGGTCTATAGACTTAACTGCTGCATCGTAAATGTTTTTTATTGCTCTTTGTTTATTAGATATGAAATCTGTACTAGTATCAAGAGGAGCCATATCTTGCGCTTTGCTAAAGACCTTAGCCTGGTGTAACCCAACCCCGTAAATTAGTGTTGTTGGTGCTACAGCTGTAATAAATCGATACCATTCAGCATCTACAGGGTTGGCTATATGAGATCCTATATGAGAGAAAGAACCTTCTGGTGCAGTAATACCAGAAGCATACATATAAGAAAGAATAAAAGGAGCCAATTTACGAGATGCAGGGCCTAACGGTTTAATATTAGGATTACCTAGTAAAGAAGTACCTACCTTAAAGAAAGCATTAGGAAGAGCTATAGTTAATGCTTGACTATAGCCAACTATGTTACGCGCTGTATCAAAAGCAAAAGCAGTAGTATATCTAAAAGCTTTATCAGAAGGACTTACAGACTTAGGTATTTTAGAAGCAAGGCTAGAGAGATAAGAAGTAGCCCCCAAGAAGTTAATAGCAGCAGAAAGTGTAGTATCTTTATCGACTGATATAAACTGTCCGGGCAATGATAATAGGGATACACCCAAGCTATGGTTAAGTTGTCTTTTATATTCATTAACCTTTTCGTATTCATTAGAAGTAGTTCCAGACAAATAATTGATATAAGATAAGCGTTTATCAGCAATAGTATTACGTAAAGGTCTAAGGCTAATGCTAAAAGGAGCAGTAGGGATAGAACCAGAGCCTAGAATAGGAAAAAATTGAAACCCTAAACCATAGGTAAGAGCATTACCTTGTTTGTCAAGTTTACTAACTAGAGTAGCTTGGAATAAAGGTGTTGGGATTTGACTAGAGAAAGTATAGACGTAAGAGGAACGTTTATCCCGCCCATAAGTTAAATTAAGGGCTCCTAACCGTAAGACTTCTCTAGAAGCTATTTCATCAACAGTAGCTTTTTTTGAGGTTTTTTGTGCAGTTAAAGACCTTTTAATAATGCTCATAACTTTTAGGCCGGCTGCCATTTCTTCTGAACTAGGTTTTTGACCCTCACCTTTATCAGCCCATTTAATAAAGTTAAGAGTTAAAGCCGTTAAATTAAATAAGGTTTGTGTTGCAATAAGAGCCGCTGAGCCTCCTACAAAAGCTCCCATATATCCGAATTTTAATTTAAGTCTTTGACCGCCCCCTCCAAATAAGTATTTAGACACGGGAGAGTCAAGGTCAATAGCAGCAGAGCTAGAAGAGGATAGAGTTTTTAAATACTCGTGTGCTTCATTCAGTAAAGAACTATCTGCGGCACCTGTCAAGCCTGATAAGTTTACATTAGCGTAACGAGACTGTAAAGTAGTGTTTAGAAGAGAGATAACACTATGTGTTGATTGTCTAGCAGGTAAAGCAAAGCCCCCAGTAACAAAACCTGAAAGTATAGCGGGGTACTTAATGTAGAAAGGTATGCCACCAGTAAATTCTATTTGACTAACACGTTTATCATCTTTAGTTCTAGTAAGATTAAAGTCAGCAAAGATTTGAGATATTAAGTCGCCGTTGTTTTGCATTAAGTGAGGGTCTAGCAAACGGTCAAGAATAAGAATAGGACCCGCAGAAAAAAGTATAGAACGTAAAGTTCTATTCAAACCTATATTACTGTTGTCTTTAATTTTTTCTATAGAATCATTCCCATAAAATTTAGTATTAGATATAAAAGCGTCATAATCTTGTGTATATTGAAGGATTAGCGTAGATAGTTTAGAATCATTTATTATGTCTTTTAGAGCTTCTCCTACATTATCTTTAAGGTTATCTGATAGCTCTTTTAGAGATTTACTTGTAAGAGTACTGTTGTTAAAATCAGTTAAGTCTTGTAGTAAATCTACAGGCACTGTGTTTAGTTTTAGTAGGTTATCTACTTCCTTAGCTATTTTAAGTTCAGTTTTAATAAGTTTATTTTGTAGGACAAAGGAGTTAAAGCTCTCTGATACAAATTTATCTAACTTAACAGTTTTAATATGTTGGAGTACTTGGGTACTAAAAGAAGTAAGACCGGAGAAGCCTGGGCCAATAAGGCTTTTTAGGGATATACTATCTTTAAAAATAGCGCCGGAGGGGCTTATATTATACTGAGAGAGAGTAGTAACCCCACGAGCTTGCCGATAAGGTTTGTAATAAAGTAAAGGATTAGCGGGGATAAAACTAGCTAATTTATCTAACTGAGTAGCTATATTCTCTAACCGTTTATAACCAAAGTTTTCAACATCTAAAAGGTCTTTATAATCGCTTCCTTCTTTAAAACTAAGTGTTATAGGTCCAGAGATACTACGTTTAAGGGCTAATAATGTATTCTCAAAACTAGCTGCATCAGCTGAGTCGTATATAGCTATATCTCTGATAATAGGTTCAATGATATTATTAAAATGACTGTTATCAATGTTTCTCAAGTAGCTAACAGTATTAAAGAGTGCCGGTCTACCTTCAACTGTACGGAAGGTAATATTAGTATCATCAACACCAAAAGTTTCTTTTTTAAACTTAGCTATAGAGGAAGAATCATTAACGTCTATTTTTTTATTAGTTATAGCCTCTTTTACAGAATCTATATCATGCTCTATAATAAGATTATGACCGTCAGTGCTAGTTCTTAAAGTATCAAACTGAGTTTTTATATCAGAGTCTATAGATTTTATAGCGGAAGTAGTTGTAGAGGATGTAGTGGGTGTAGAGGAATAGGCTTCTGAAATAATGTAATCATAATACTGATCTAGAACCTTACCTAGTTGTGTAGAGGATGTTGTTTTTAAGGTATCTGTTATATCTTTAACAAGAGAAAAGCGTTTTATAGAGCTAGAGTCAAAGTATATTTTTTTTATATAGTCTGGGGTGGAGTCAAAGTTTAATTGAGATATATAATCAGTGCCTATATCTTCAAATTTAGCTCTAGCAATAGACATACTATGTGTTACGCCGAAGTAAAAAGCTAAAGAGTAAACTGTAGTAGACATAGCGGAGCTAACAGTAGACAAAGTATTTTCAAAGAAGCCTCTTCTGTTATCATTACGATAAGCTGACTTATGGTAATCTTTTATTGTCCCATATATAAGGCCTTGTCTTAAGTCCTTATAATACATGTTAGTGTAGTGTCCAGTTATAGTATCTAAAAAGCGACCTAACCCTTTAGTAACAGTAGTAAATAAACCATCATTAGGTTTATAGAGGTTAGGAAATACAGAATTAATATAAGAGCCGAGGCCTTTAGTCAAAGGATGTTGAAGAGCAAAATCAGCGTAGAAGGCAGAGAATCGTTCAATAGAAGATTGTTTATCAAGACCGTAGCGAATATGTTGATAGATATTAGGTTTAGCACTAAAACCGTGTCTAGAGTAATAATCAGTTGGGATAGAAGTGGGAAGAAAGACAGCGCCTGAATTTAAGTTACTATCTATAATCCCACTTATAGATAGTAAATCCGGGGTAAGAAACTCTACTAAATCATTTTTATTAGATATTCTTGTTTGATTTTCCTTTAAGTTGCTAGTACCGTATAAAGCTTTATACAAGCGTAGTGTAAAGTAATCTTTAGAAGATAAAGCTTTGTCTACTACTTCCTTATAGTTTTTTGTATTTAAAGCAATAGCGCCTGTAGTGTATATATCTCGTTTTATAGCTTGTATAACCGGGGTGCCAATATTAGAAGAACGAAACTGTAGACTAGCTTCAATAACGTGACGAGCAGAGTTAGAGGAAAAGTTATGACTACCTAGATGAACAGTATCTTTAGAAGCAATAACTTTAGCGTGGGGAAGGTAAGTAGAATCTTCTGGAAGTATTTGGATAGTAACTCCGCCTTCAAATAGGATTCTAGCAAAGTTAGAACTAGCTACTTGACTACCGCCTGCTTTTACACCTAAAGGATTTTGAATAAATACAGTTACATCATTACCTTCTTTTTGTGCCTGAACAAAGGCATTAGCTATTTCTACATCTGAAGCGTAAGGCATAACGCCGTAGATCTGTCCTTTAGATTCGCGTATAAGATTAATAATTTGTTGGTCTGAGTTACTACCAAAACCGCCGATAGAAACTTTTTTAGATGTAAGTTGATTAGTAAGAGTACTAAGATCATCGGAAGTATTAGCCGTAGCTACAAATTTAGCTACAGTTCTTAGATCCTTAGCTATTTGGGGGTCTTTGCCATAAATAGCATAGTTAAGTTGTTTACGAGCGCCTCTTGAGGTTTGGACTACAGTTTCAAGATTACCTGTAGAAACAAAATATCGGTCCGAATAACCTTCTTCTTCTACAAAAAATTTAGAATGAAGGATGTAATTATATATTTCATTTTTCTTTGAAGGGTCGTATTTATAACCTAAAGCGAACGGTGTAGTCTTGTTAGTTACGTCTATACCACTTAGTAAAGTGGTTCTACTAAACATAGCTAACATATGGTCTATAAAATTACCTGTAAAATAGTTTTTAGTATTAGGTCCATTTTTTCCAATAGTTAAACCATAAGCTTTAAGAGAATCTATAGGTGTACCCGCAAAATACTCTGCTGCCTGTTCAATATGTCTATAAGGTGTACTATCTAGAGTAGTAGATGCAAAATTATACCCTAATGTGCCAAATGTAAAGCCTATAAACAGCCTACTAAATACGTTCTTATTAGAGAAGATACCAGAAGTAGACTGATTAAAGTATATATTAGATATAATTTTAGTCATAGTAGGCGCGGTAATAAAACCCAGTCCGCCGAAAAGTAAAGAATTAATAGTTCTAGCGCCGCTATCATCACTATCAGTATTAGGATTAGCCTTTTCCTCTAAAGTTTTATAGACATTTTTACCTGTCATATTCTTAGATACTGAGTTGATAGCCTCAGAAATTTTATAAGTAATAGCCGCGCCTGGTCCACCTAACCCAAAAGAGTTAAGAATAGATTTATATGCCCCTTCAAGACCACCTGTAAAAGAAATATTACCTCCCATAGAAACTACAATACCTTCATCTCTCGCTTTAGTAGCAAGTAGTCCTAAAAACTCTTTATCAGAAGACAGCTCATAAAAGGCACCTAAAAGAGTATTATCTTTAGAGCCTTTAAGAAAACTCATTAAACCAGTACCTATAGTACCTGAATCGTAAAATATATGACTATTGTCTAATCTAACAGCCATACCCTCCGCTAAGTATCTTGAGTTATTAATAAGTTCATTAGCATAATTAACAGTCTCTTTGTCTGTACCTGGTGGTGCTACTGCTTGATTGATTACTATTATAGGGTCTTTATTATAATTACTAGGAGTTTCAGACTTTGATTCAAATTGATATGAAGATATAAAACCGGAGATAGCCCCAATAATAGAGCCAAATAGAGCAGAACTGATAGTATTACCCTTAAGGTACTTTTCACCTTTTGTATGTAAGCTTTTAGAATATTGGGTTAAGGGAAAAGCTAAACCAAACCCCATAGTGGTCCCTAAAAGAGTATTAGGTAAGACAGAGCTGCTATCATTTATTAAATTTGCCCTTTGTAGTTCAGCAGCCCCAGTTATAGCTCCTCCTATTAAACTAGTAAAAGGTAGACTGTAAGAAAGCTTTCTATAGGCGGGAAACTTTGATAAAAAATGACTTGTAGTTCCCCCAACAACTCCCCCAAGTGCTGCATAACTTAAAATATTTAAAGGAGCGTTATTAAGTTTAATACTATTACTAGGTATATAATCTTTATCTATGTCTTTTACTAACTCAGAAGACCTATTATATTGATAAGTAGATAGTAGACTATATACAAGAGCACCTGCCGCAATAGGTAAAGGAGCTTTAAGGTTTTTTACAACTTCGGATCTAAAGTAGTTAAAAGTTGATTTACCAAGAGTAAGAGTAGATTTAAAACTCCCGGACAGTTTTCCTTCATTAAGACTAGATAATAAGCCCTTGCTGCTTTCTACTATCTCACCTTGAGCTTTAATATTTGCTTGTCGAGCTTCATAGGCTCCAAAGATATTCCAGAAATTGACAAGTCCTTTATTAACTTCTTTCTTAACAGAGTCAGCTTTTTCAGTCCCCAAAGCTGCAGTTAAAAGAAGAGGTAAAGAAGCAAAAAACGAAGCAGATATAGCCGTAGGTAATGGTTTAAGAAAATCAAATACATTAGTTTCAGTTTTTAGCTCATTACTCTTTTGTCCCTTTTCTATTCTATACAGCTTATTAGCGCTATAGTTAGGTTTATAAGAACTTAATATAGTATCTTTAAAATTTAACCGTTTAACGCTTTTGTATCCAGGACTATAAGTATTATCAACAAAGTTGGTATAATAAATGTTATTAGTAACGCTACTATCAACTAAACTCTTTAACTCTGTAAAGGAAAAGGAATAAGGGTTAGATGACTTATAAAAATCTTGGTTAAGTAATCGAGATTTAATACCAGAGTTTTTGATTAAAGAAGAGGACGTAAAGGATTGAGATTGAGTCTTTTCCTGGGTAAACGTTTTTAAACTATCCAAAATAATATTAGCCGCTAAGGCCCCATATAAAGCACCGGCTACAAGAGGTTTAAGTTGAGGTCCATACTCTTCCTTCATAAGAAGATAACCCCCTATATAACTACCAAGCATAGTACCAATAACAGCCCCCTCAGTACCAGAGACAGAGTAACCAGTAAGAGCGCCTATAGTAGCAGGCATAAAATTTGTGGGTAAATAGCGTGTTGGTTTTGGTAAGGTGCCACTACTTTTGTTATAATTAATAACTTCGCTTTCAAATAGATACTGAAATGCTGTATAGTTTTTAGTAGGTAAGTCTCCAGTTTTAACAATAAGATTGCTGGCACCGTATAAAACACCTGTTAAAGCTAGACCAGATAAAGCACCAACAGAGGTATAAGTGGCTCTTTCATAAGGAGTTATATATTTATCGCGCTCAAAAAGCTTATCGGCAGCATCAATAGAGCGCTGTCTTTCTTCTGATTGAGAAAAGGAAGGCAAAGCATAAGTATCATCACTTACGGAAATAGGTTTAAAGAAATTGCCATCTTGAAAGAATGTACTGTAATCATGGCTAAAACGCCCTTGAAGTTTAGGAGAGTATTGTTGACCGTACTGATTATATAGATTTTCATAAGGGTTAAGGAACAGGGAGTTTTGTACAAACTCAGATGCTAAATAAAAGGATGACTTTGCTGGTTTTAATGGGTCTGAATTTAAAGTCATAGACGAAAAAAGAGTAGCACCAGCTAAACCTGCTGTTGCTGCCAGACCTAATGGAGCCATCAAGTGTTTTGAAATAAATGGAAGCATTATATGTTTATACCCTTAATCCTAAGCTTATAAGTATAAGTTGTTTATTAATAACCAGTACTGTTAATTTGGTAGTGTATTTATGTTATATTCAACCAGCTGGTCGACAGTTAGAGCAGGTTGAAATGTAATATTGATGATAGTATTAAGAAGGTTGTCAGAGAAGACATTAAGCATATTATTCTCGTAAGAGAAAGAGGAAGAGGAGTTAACGGAGAGAACGTCCCAGAAAGTGAGGGGGAGAAAGTAGGGGTTAGTATTAAGTAAGAAAGAATAGGAAGAGATAAGAGGGCGGCTACGAACAATCCAAACTTGTTTATCAAGTGGTTTAGAGACATCTTCTTTATAGTAAGAGACATGGTAGCGACCAATAGGAAGGTAAATATCAGATGGGACAAGTTGTAGTTTAAGAATACCGTTTGAAGGGAATTGAATGCGAAAAGGTTGAGGGAGGTAGTGTTGAATAGAAGGGCGAGAAGAACGAGGTGGTTGGATATAAAGAGAATACTTAGTAAAGTCGATAGTTGGGGTTACCTCGTTAAGTTTATAAGCAGAGACTAGTTCTAAAGCAATAGGGCTATAAGTTAAAGGTAGGACAGGATTATAAAAAAGATTAGTATTAGACATAGAGGGAAGATAGTATTAGAGGGTAGAAGAGATGAAAGGAGAGAGGGAGGAGAGGAGCTAGAAAGTAATAGCTAAACTAACGTATAGAAAAAAGTAAGAGAAATTAAAAAGGTAGCCGCGCGGCTACCTTTAAAACAGACAAGATAAAAAATGTTTAGTTACTACTCTGGCTTTTTAGTACTTTCTAATTGTTTTAGAATATTAGCTTGGAGTATAGCATCTAAATCTTCTATCTCTATTGCTGTTGAGGAATCTCCTAGTATATCGTCCCAGTTACTTATAGTTCCTTCCTCATCTACAAGTGCTGTAGTTAGCTTAGTTTTGTAATTATTATCTAAGTAAACGTTATATACTTTAAACTTAGTGTTATAGTAAGAACCTTCTGCTATCCTTCGTCGAAATCTTGTAAGAAAGTTAATGCTGTTAGTTTCCACTAAAAACTGTAAGTTTTTAGTTTTATAGTAATCTATTAATATATCAGCTAGAGCTACTTGTAATTGGGGGTCTAAGCCTGCATCAGGGTTATCTAAAGCCAAAGTAGTATCGTGACTAACAAATTCTAATAAGATTAGTAATTGTAGAATAGAGTTAACAGAAGTACCAAGTTTATTAACCTCGACTTTAAAGCCATCAAACGTTTTAGCAATAATCTTATACTTATTAGGTTTAGTAGTAGATTGTTTTAACGATATAGATTGAACAAGATTAAGGTCAGAGAGAGTTTTAGAGAGAGTAGCTTCAAAGTTAGGGACACTTTTTTTAAGAGCTATAAAGAAAGGATAGATATACTGACCATTAATGCCGGCTAAGAAAGTGATAGGGTCTTTAAGGTAGTAATAGTTAGGAATAATAGCGCGGCGGGAGTTAAGATAAAGAACATGTTCTGCGTTACGTTTATAATAAATATGTCTAAGGATAGATGATTTACCTGTGTTGTTATGCCCCATAAAAAGGGTAATAGGCGAGAGAGAGAAATGTAGGTTATGGCAGGAGTTAAACCTATCAATCTGGTGTTTTGTTAACATAATAAATAACAGTAACTATAGAGCTAAAAACACTGTAACCAAGAACAAAATAAGTTAGAAAAATAGGCGCTATGCTGTAATAACAGCCTAAACAAGCAGAGTTTAAAGCGAGCTAAATATCATCAGAGAGCCAGGAAGGTTCACTAAGATATTTAGAATCCCATTTAGAATAAGATCTTTTAACTTGAGTTACTAACTCTTTAGCTGAAGAGAATCCTAAATCTGCTAAATCATCTTTAAAAGGTATAGGTTGAGTAGGTTTTACGGAGTTACTAACAGGAGTTGCTGTTAAATTAAAGTCTGACATTAGATGCCACACTACGGCTACACAAGCATCTGCGATGTCTTTAGAACCGTCTCGCCTATGATCAATCTTTTTACCCTTTATTAATTGTATACCAAAAAGCTCATCTTTTAGCTTAGAAGACCAAGGGGAGTTATTAGGTAGAATAACACGCTCCTCATGAAGCATTTTTCTAAAGAAGTCGTACAATTCAAGTTGTTTACCTTGAGAGAAAGTAATAACGGAAGCGTTTAGGCCGTTATTTCTAAGATGTTGAACGGTTTCGGGGTTATAGTGGTCAGAAGTTATTTTAGATAGAGGGCGGCGGTTATGTATTTCATAAATGCATTTATAAATATTAGTTATACCAACTTGTTGGTTAACATCAGGTTCCCAGACAAGAAGACCATCAATAATAGCAAACCTATCACCTTTAATAGTTTCTCTATGACCAAATGCAATGGCATAGCTATCACGAACGAAAGCTGGGTCTAAGTGCATAACGCTACCGTTAATAGTAGGTAGAATATCATCAATTTGAAGGCGAACAATAGAATCAGGAGATTTTAATTTAGAGACAGAGATAGAAGTAGAGCCTCTAAAAGCTTTTTGTATATCATCATCAGTAAAGAAAGAGTAAGCTTTATTAAAGCGAATACCTTCAAATTCAAGAGCAGCTTTTCTAGGGTCTAACAAATATTCAGATTGAACTACAGGATTGTCTCTAGCGGCGTGTACGGGGTTTAAATCCCAAGAACGTAACCTAAAGCCTAAAGTACCGGGAGACTCTTTAGTAAGACTGTACAGCTTTTGTATAGCATCGCCATCACACCAAGCGGAACTAATAGCGATGCGTTTAGCATCTTTACCAAAAGTTACACCAGAGATACCAATATTTGACCATAATTGGAGAGCATTGCTTTCATCATTATCTTTACCTTCGTCATCAAATCTAGCCACTTCATCCATAACTAAGCAAATAACAGAAGAGCCGACCTGAGAAGCTGAATTTGAGTTACCGCTGTATATATATAACAACTTATCAGGGTACTTTATTTCTTCTTCGCCTATAATTACTTTCTTTCTATCAACTAACCTTTTTATAGCAGGTATGTGCTCAAGTAAAGCTTTTGCTTGAGCGAATATAGTACGTTTAGTTTGAGTAGCACTAGTAGCGATACAGTAGATAGAAATAGGGGTAGAGGTAGCAATACCGTAGTAGAGTTGGGGAGATTTCATAAGACAGAGTCTACAGAACTCAAAGGCGACAATAATAGAAGCGGTAAAGCTTTTACTACCTCTACGACCAGCTTCAACAATAAGAGCTTGGAAAGGTTGTTGAGGGGGGTAATTAGAAATAGGGTTAAGGGAAGTACGGTCAAGAGCGTACCAAGCCTCGAGTATAGAGATTTCGTCGTCAGATAAAGGGAGGCTATAAAAAGTTTTAAGAAGAACCCATTGACGGGGGTTTAATTCTTTAACGCCCCAGCTAAGTTTATCTATTTGATTCTCTACAAAGTCTACAATATTAAACTCTTCAGTTGAGGCACCAAACTCATCTTGGATACTATCAGCTAAATCATCAAGAAATCCATCAAGGTCAAACCCTTTATTCTTAATAGACATAAATATAGTTAGTAAACTGTTAAAACTAGGTAAATGTACTCTTAAAGGTTAATAAAAGAGACAGCAAATTCATTAGGTTGAATAGAGAGTTGTTGCCCAGCGACAACAGTGAGGGGGGTAGACAGTTTAGATGCCAGTAGAATAGTGGTATCAGCAGCTAAAAGACCAGCATAGTAAAGAGTATTATTGGATATAATATTTACTTGAATAGTATTAGTATTGTAGATATATAAATTATCAACAGAAATAGCGGGAGTAAAGATAGCGGAGATAGTACCGGTAGTAGGGTTTAGGAAAGGGTTAGAGGTATAGAAGCGTATAGAGGTTACAGGAGTAAAAGAAGTAGGGAGAGAGGGGGTAGAGTTACTAGAGATAGTACCGCCATAGACAATAGACTTAAGTATAGAGGAAGAGATAGAAGAATTAAGCATAAAAGATTAGTAGAGGTATAAAGGGAAGAAATAATAAGACAAAAAATCAGACAATAAAAACAGTAGAACCTACAGATATTTTAGCGCCTATAGAGACAGTAGTAGAGAAAGAGGAGATAACGTAGTTAGTAGCAACGGTATTAAAATAATGAAAAGAGTATTTATATATAACACCAGCGGGGGCAACAAGAGTAGTAATGTGGTGGAGATTATTAGGAGCGGGTATATTATCTGTAAGATTAACCAAACCGGTTAAGTTAGAGAGGGGAAGGATATGAGTATTAGATTCATTAGGGGAGGGGGAAGTACCGGGAGCGGGGCTAGTTTTAGGAGAAGAATAAGGTAATCCTGGAGTAGTTCTTAAAGCGAGAGCATTAGAAGCTTGAGTGTTAATTTCTCTTGATACAGGGTAGAAGACAATAGATTGATATTGTGGGCCCGTAAGGAATTCATGGTTATATACTGTTATATCTGTAGTATAAGTTTTAGTTTGTCTATCTAAAAGAATTTTATAGTTAGGTACAGTATCAAAATAGCGTGTGAAGTTAGATTTAAAGAATAGGTTTAGTTTTTCTATAGGGCTTAAAGTGGCATCTAACAAGATAGAGATATAACTTTTTATAAGAGGTTCTGCTAGGTATACAGAAGGTTTTAAGATAAAACTAGCCAGGCGGCGCAGTATGTAGGAACTAGAAGAGAATAAAGGCTGTTTTAGTAAGAAGAGGTGTAAAGTAATATAAAAAAAAGCAGATGAATACGCGTGGATAAGTGAGCCTATAGTAGTATAAGAGTTTTCTTCGTTAGTGCGAGAAGACCAGAAGGGGCCTTCTGGGAGAGATAGGATAAAGAGATTTTTAATATAAGAGGAATAAGCGCGGCAGCTAGTAGCACCCGTATCAAAAACGTAGTTAGATATAAGTTTAAACTTAAAGGAGTAGCATACAATAGGAGTTAAGGAGTTAATATTAAGGGTTGAAACAGATTTAAGTTGAGAATCCAGTTTAAACTGTTCAAATAGCCAAAATACCCAAGTAGGCCTGAAGTCAAAAAGATAGAGATTTGTAAGAGAAGCGACTAAGAAATCTAGTTCTGTATAAGTTGAGTTAGTACCTTCTAAAGTAGAGAGACGAGAGGAGTTATAGCTAGTCAAAAGCAAAGGAGCTCTTGGGAGGTCAAATTCGCAGTGCCACCAGAGTTTATAGGCGATAGTACTTAAAGTAGAAGAGTCAGAAAAGATAGAATATTGAAGGATATCGGGTACAACTGGAAGTTCAAGAATAGCCAGATAGAGTTTAGCTGCTTTATAATGGATAATAGAGTCATAATCAATAGAGAGAAAAGAGTTAAAGAAGAGAGAAGTAACGCAAGAGGTTATAAAAGAGAGGTCTTCGGTATTAATACCCTCAGCAGAAAAAGAGCCATAAACAAAGTTATTAACGGGGTTAACATATTGAGAGGAGATAAAAGAGAGTAAACGAGCTAATTGAATACAATCTTCATAGAAGTTATTAATAGCAAGATGAAGGTTAGACTTAGAAGTTAGATATTGAAGTGATAAGCAGACGGAGAGACCAAGAAGGGAGTTATCGTATATAGAATTAGAGAGAGGGGTCAAAGAGGAGTTAATAACAACCCCGCCGTCAGTTTGAGAAAGGCTTTGATTATCTATAAAGGAGTTAATAAGTCCATTAAGAGTAGAGATAACTAAAGAGTCGGAGTCAGTTGCGGCGGCTAGTATTAAACCCCAAGCTATAGAAGATATAGATTTAGTAGTATCTGTTACTGATACTGAACACTTACAGCCAGTTTTATAGTTTGGTAAAGTATAAGTAACTGGTGTGTTATTAGAGTCAAAACCCGAAGTAACTACAACAGATTCATTAGGGAATTTTAGTATATTAGAACCATCAAAAGGAAAAACAATTTGGTATGTATAAGAGTTACCTATATAAGGCTTTAGTTTAGGTTGATTAGTATTTAGGAATGTTATAAGTCTAGTTTCCTGACTAGGAGTAATGGTACTAGTAACAGAAGAAATAGTTAAAGTAGAGTTAATAGCCGATTTGCTACTAAGAAGTACAGGATGGGAACAGGTAATAGGAGTAGAATGGAGAGGGGCAGTAAGAGTAAAAGGGGAAAAGGAGGGGGAGAGAGGAGAAATATAAAGAGAGCGGGAATAAAGAGAGGGGTCAGAGCTAAGGTTAGAATAAGATAATTCTAAGTCAGAAAAACTAGAAGAGCCTTGGGATTTAAAGAAAAGAGAAGATAAAGTTTGATGCATAGTTATAATTGATAAGTAGGAAGAGTTAGTTTAATTGAAGAGACAACAACAACTTGATCCATATCAGGGACAATATCTGTAGTAGGTTCTGTAATAACTACTTTAGATACAAAAGGGAGTATAGCAGTAGTAATAGAAGATAGAAATAAAGTTTGTCCCAAATCTAAGGTAGCTACGAGGTCTTCAATAGCAAAAGAGATTTGAGAGTTTATAGTTGTAAAATCTGAGGAAGAGGAGTAAGGTACAACAGATATAGCTAGTTGAACATATTTTATTTTTGCTTCATTAATAGAGATACTTATACCAGCGGGTATATAAGGTAGTAAAGAGGATTTTAATTCATCTACTTCAGTATCAGAATAAAAAGTAGTACCATCAAGGGAAGAGAAGCGAACCCAAAGTTCAATGATACCGGGAAGGCGATTTTTTACAAAAGATTTAGAGACATTAGGTTGTAATTGAACAGCGTTTTTAATAAAAGGAAGAGAGGAAGTGCGGTCAAGAGTGGTAATAAAATTTAAGAACCTACTTCTAAGAGAATCATCGTCTTCTTCATCAGCGCCGCCGGTAAAGTCGCCAAAGAAAATATTGTTAGAGGAGATAGAAGAGCCAACAAAAAAGTCAATAGTAGGAAAATCGGGTGTGAAAAGAACTGTCCCTGCGGGTAAATTATTAGAGAAGCCAGTTGTAAGGGAAGAAACAGGGATAATAGTGTTAGCAAATGTTGTAGTTACAGCGGACTGAGATGTAGCAAATTGAAGGCCGTTATCGAGGTCTGTAAGAATAGTATTATTAGGGATAGAGAGAGAAGTAGGAGTAGGTTTAACGATAACGGAACCAAAAGACAAGGAAGCAGGAAAGCGTTTTATAGAGGGTGTATATATAAGATTATCAAGGTCTAAGCCTGTAGCTGTAAGAGGGGAAGAGGAGGTAAAAACATTAACAAGTTGAGATTCAAGGTCAGCTATAACAGTAGAATTAGCGCGGGCGAGAACATAGAGAGGGGAAGAGGGGTTAAGTTGGAGGTCTAAGCCGAAGCCAGCTTGTTCAATTGAGTTTAAATAGTCATCAAAGATATCTTGAAAAAGTCTAGGGTAGTACATATAAGTAAGAATAGAAGAGAAAGAGCTAAGAGTTATTAACTATAGTAGAAGTAAAAGAGTTAGAGTCAGTTGGGTCAAAGGAGTCAGAGGGTTTATATGTAACAGAGATATTACCATTACCAATATAATCAGAGGAGATAAAAGTAACTCTAGGGTCTAGAGAGAGAGAGGATTGGATAGTATCTTGAATTTCGGAGTCATTGAGTTCTGATTCAGGGACAGAGAGGAAAGAACTGAGATAGCAGCCGTAGTTTTCGTCGAGGGGGAAGATATTATAAGAGGGTTGGTCATTGTCGTCGACAGTAGTTAGAAGGCAGTATCTGGAGTAGGAAGAGGGATTAGTAGAAAGACGGGTAGAGACTTCGTGTTGAAAGATTTGGGGGTAGTATACCCAATCAAGGGACAAATCACCTTGTGTAAAGATTAAGCCACGCATAAAGGGATTAAGAGGTTAAGAGGTTAAAAGGTTATAGGTTTATGGAGGGAATAAGGAGTGCCGATATCAAAGGAAGCAGCGGGGGCTGTAATTTCAATTTCTTTATCAGCTATATTTAATAGTCCCTTAGTGTATTGGTCATAAGCTGATACTACTATTCTATATAAACCAGGCTCCCATACTGAAGAACCATAAAACTCTATATAGCCTTTAGAATTAAGATCATTTCCTACTAATAGCACGCTGTCATATAAATATAGTGTCCATCCTAAGTAACCATCCTTATGATGCACAGGAGTATTTACCTTTACCTTTAACGCTCCCAGCTTTGCAGTTTTGTTTATAATCTTATATCTTATATCTTGTGGTTTATATATATTTTGTATTGTACCTAAATCTTTTTCTTTTAGCTGTGCAGTATCACCACTGACATATACAGCTTTAATACCGGAAGAAATAGAATCTATATAGAAAGTACAAGTACCGTTAAGAAAAGAGACTAGCTGACCCGGTTTTGGGATAACAAAAGTAGAGGTAGGGGAGAGGACAGCTAGAGGTTTAGAGGGGTTAGAGAGGTCAAGACTAGTAATAGAGTAGTGTTCGGTAGGGTTATATTTATTAGCAATAAAACTAGAAGCTGGTTCAAAAATAGAGTTATCCATTATACAAGAAGGTTTCTGTTACGTAGAGGTTAGTAAAAAAGTTAGACTAAGGTAGTAGGTTTAACCGGAGGAGGAGTAGAGACAGACGGGGGGTTAGGTGGAGATGAAGGTTTAGGTTTATCTGTTTTAGAGAATAGCTTAGAGATAGTACTAGAGGCCATAGAAAGACCTTTACTGCTAAGTTCTGAGACTGCTGTACTAGTATTACCGCTAGCTGCGTCTGCAACGGCTTTAGGGCTTATAACATCTTCTATAGAAGATTTTACTTCTTGGTCCTTAACAGAGTTTGTATTAGTAGAAGGGCTAGTAGGAACGATAGAGGAGGGGACATTAGAATCTGAGGAAGCGGCAGTACTAGCGGATTGAGCGGGGCTAGTATTAGTAGGAGGTAAACCAGTTGCCTCAGAGGTTGACTCAAATTTATTAGTATCTAAATTATAAGTAACTTTACGAGAAGCGCCCATACCAATACGAACTGTACTTCCATCTAAAGCTAAAATATTAGTAGCAGATACTTGTATATCCTTATAGGATGTTATATAGGTTTCTCCGCCAGAAACAATAGTAGTAGACTCCTTACTAGAGTAGATAGATTCGCCGCCGGATATATACTTAGAGTCTTTCTTAGAGATAGAATACAAGTCTTTATAGGATTGATGGTAGACTAACTGATGGGCTCTTACGGTATAGTCTTTAAGACAAGTAGTAGTAGAGCTTAGTGCTTCTAAGGAAGAAGTTGTTAGTATTTCTTCAGATTTAGAGTAAGAAGATAGAACTACTTCCCCATCACATTTTACATAATGTTTATTTAGATACTGATATAGTCCTTCACTGCAGTAATCTATTTTAGTTGATGTTCGTGTAGTATATAAAGAGTCTACTGAATCCCACTTATATTGTGCATTTAGTCTATTAATATCGCTAATGAGGGTAAAACAAGAGCTTTTAAAGGCAGTGGTACTGCTGTTAACATAAAATAAAGGAGTATTAATAGAAAAGTCTCTATCACAGTTAAAAAGAGTAGTGTATGTTTTACAGAAATAGGACTGATAGGTTTGGATATGCCTGTCTTTGGAGTATAGATTTTTAGAGTCTTGAACCCATACATTCCATTTATTATTAGAAGAATCTAGTTGAGTCTTATATCCTTTTAGATAATCGACACTGTTTTTATGTCTGTTTGAAGGGTTAAGACTTTTAATCCAGTTAGTTATAGCTTGTAAGTCATTATCAACGTGATTATCTTTAACATTAAAAGAAACACCTGCGAGGCTATATAAGTTATTAACTTGTTTAGATACGCAGTGGTCTTCTTCATAATAAGCGGCTTTGATGTAGTTATGGTCAGGCTTTTGATTAAATTTAGGCTTAGTATTAGGGAAGCACTTACTGAGGTTATTAGCAGTTTTTAAATCGTTATCGACAGAAAAAGTAGAAGAGTTAAGAGAGGTAGAGGAGTTAGAGAGGGAGGAAGAGGGTTTAGAGCAAGAGATAGAGACAGAGCGGCTGTAGTTATTAATAGAAGAAAGCTGAGAGAAAAGAGCATATTCTTTAGGGTAATCAGAGGGGACAGCATAGACTTGGACTTGACCTTCGGAATCAAATTCAATGTTATGGAGAGAACTATTAGCCGAGCTGTTGTTAATAGTAATAGTAACCTGTGGTGTTATATCTCCGGTATAGACAGGAATTAACTTATAAGCGTCTGGATTAGCGCCAGACACACGTATAACAGTAGATTTAGTGCAGATAGGGTTATCACAGGTTATGTTTATAGTTTTTAAGCTGCCTATCCCAGGAATAGTTTTTGTACTCTCTACGGTATTACCCGAAAATTGTTTTGCCATAAAATAAGCCCTTTAGTAACATAATAATTCTTATACAAAAGAGTACAACCTGTAATCATCTTTATCAGAGATAGTAGATTTAGACAAAGCGAGCCAAGCAGTTATATCTTTTTGGATAGAAGAGAGTTCAGAATCAGTTTGAGTAAAAGTAGAGAAAGCGGATAAAGCGGATAAAGAATCAAAAGCGAGACAGAGTAGACGAGAGATTTGAAGGGTAATAAAGTTAAACTCTTTAGAAGATTCAATTTGTGCAAGGGAAAGGGAGTAGAAAGAGGGGTCGAGGTAAGTTATAAACAAAGCGCAGCGTATATAAGATTCACAGATAAGGGATTGAAAGAGGAGAATAAAGCCAGAAGGAGGGAGTAAGCGAGAGACATTATAGAGAGCATTTTGAGTCTTATCTTGTTGTATAACAGGAACTAAAGGGAGGACGGAGCTAAAGATTTCAGGTTGGTATTCGTGGAAAAGAACGCGAAGTAAAAGATTAGAGAAAGAGGAAGGAATTACAGCGCGCGTTCTGGCGTAGACTAAAAGGAAATATTCTTTTGAAGTAGGTTGTAAATCAAAGAGGGCTTTGCTGTAGGTTTCTATCAGATTAACAATTTCAGGAGTAAAGCCACAATCATTAACAATATCTAGCAAGCGTTGGTTAGGTAATTTATCATAGTTTGAGCCACAGATAGACCATATAAATTTTAGAGTTTCTTCTATAACTAGAGGAAAAGGCAGCTCGCTATCAACGTACTGGCTGTAATAAGCTAAAGAGCCGAGCTCCCCACCATAAGTAGGGGGGTCTTTCAACTCTGCTATACTAGGGCCGGTATAGGGCCATATATCATCAAAAGAGAGAGTTTGCCATGTTTGTACAGCCTTATTAGTTAAAGAAGTTTCTTGTGTATCTGAGTACTGAGTATTTCTTATAAAATGCTCATAGGCTTTATATACAAAATAATCTCTATAGTTAAGAAGAGTAGGAGATTTTAGGTTAAGGGGGTTGTATTTAGATGCTTGTTCTTGTAAATTAGCCTGAGCTAAAGTTATATCAATACTGCGCCATTGTTCTGTAGAAAGGCGCTCTGGTATTTCATAGCCAAATTTCTGGCTATACGGAGATAAAGGTAAACCAACTTTATACTGTACCATGAACTGGTATTGCTCCTAAAACGTAATTAAAATAATATCGTTGGATGTTTTCTAGCAAGTCAGATAGAGGTTTGGTATGTATAGTAATATAGCAGTTACTAGATTTATTTACTAGTTCTATAAAGAACTTATTAATATCTCTATCTTTAATAGGTTGTAAGATACTAGTATAAGAAGGGTCAATAAGCAAACACCAGTCGATAAGGTACATAGGGTCTTTAAGGAAAGAATCAATACTAAAAGGTTTAAGTAGAAGAAAAGTTTCAAGATACTGTTGAAGTAAAGATTGTGAAGTTAAAGACTTAATAGTTTGTTCGATGTAGGAGCTGCTATACTTAAAAGATTGAATAAAAGTAGAGTTAAGAGATTTAGTAATAAAAAACTGAAGAGAACAGACAGGGATACCAAAAAGGGAATCAGGGCAAGAAAAAAGAACAAGATCAAAGAGATCATAGAAAGAGGAATAAGTAATAAGATTGCTATATGCTTTAACTACTTCAGTCGGAAATCTAACAGAATAAAGGTAAAGTTTGTCTACTAAGAGAGTATCAGTATCTTCGTCCTCATCTAAGAAAGCTGGTGGGGGTGTAATAGTATTAGTATATGATTTAAACATAAAAGTAATAGAGTTAGTGGTTATGAACTTAACAAGTATTTAACGTATAAAGTAAACTTAGTTTAGTAAAATACTAAGAGTTTGTTAAGGGGTAGAAGCAAGTCGGGAGGAGGCAGGGTTACCCGGGCTTAAACGAGGTGCACTAGGGGACTGCCCTGGGGGAGCTAAAGGTGCGCCAACAGCTGTACCTGCTATAGGTTTGGTTTTTGGGGTATCACTTTTAAGAGTAGCGACGCAGGCATCATAGCGCGCGGCTACAGTTGAAGCTTCTTCTTGTTGAGCCTGTGCAATTAACTCAGGAGAGATATCAGGCTCAATCTTAGCTAGTCTCTGTTCCTCTGTCTGAATACTAAGTTTTTCTTCTGGTATTCTTTTTTCTTCAGCCTCTATTTTTTTTGTAAGCCGATCTATTTCTTTTTGTGTTTTATCTATACTATCTTTACTATAAAGATACGATTCTTCTTTTTTATCTTTTAGAATTTGCTTATTGATTTCTAATAACTCTTTATCTACTAGTAAACTTTGTTCAGCACTCTCAAGGGCTTGCTTTCTCTTTAGGAGGTTGTTTTGTTTTTTAACAAAGGTTGTAGCTATTTCTTTTTCTTTTCGTTCTCGTTCTCGTTTAGCTTCAGTTGCTTTGCTATATAAAATATCATCTACTATATATTTACTAGCTTGACTCCATAAAGCTCTAGCGGTACCTTGTAGAGGAGCTGGGACCTGATTTAATAGTTCATTAGGTAGCTGCTCTATAGTTTGTGTTAGTTTTTCTTGGTCAACGGATAGCCCGGCGTTCTTACCGCTTGCCTTTATAGTAAAGGGACCGGATTCAAAAACTCTAGAATTATCATCTGGGTCTCTGCTAACAGATACGTGAAATAAGTCTGGTAGGTTTTTGTTAAGCTCGTCTAAGCCGTAACTTATTGTTCTATCGACATATATATCTGATGCTCTACCTAAGTTAAACTTCTGTCCGCGCATTTGTATATAAGTAGTTGCGTTACCATTAACTACTATAATATCATCTCTAACTCTATATTCTTTTTGAGTATCTTGTTCAAGCTCATTTTTTCTTATTACAATATCACCAACTTCTAAGCCTAATTCTGATGCGCTTACTTGAAGAAAGGGGGGTAATAACTTATTAACCTCATCTACACCAGAGTTTATAAAAGGGTTAAAGATGTCGCCGCCTACAGTTACAGTATCTTCCCTAACGTCATACACTATTTGCCCAATAGAAAAGTTTTTTACAAAAACATCCCCATTCTCATCTCTTTCTATAACTATATTTACTTTAAGATAGTCCGGTAATACACTGTTTAAAGCAGTTAATGCAAACTCTTTAGCTACTCCTAATAGTACTTGATTAACAAATTCATCTCCAACCTGTTCTAGAAAAGTCTTAGTCTTTTTTTTAGACTGTTTAGCAGTCTCCTCCATACACTTAGTTACTTCTCTAAGCCTCTTTAGATATGCTTGTAACTCTTTATTTTCACTAGCTGATTTGGTTGTATATATTTTTGCAAAGGCTTGTGTTACTTCAGTATCAGTGTATAGAGTATAATTATCATCTTTCTTAAAAACTTCAATGTTAATAGTCCCGTCGTCTTTTATTAAACGGTTAACATAGTTTGCCTGCTGGAAGTTTAAAGCTGTCTGTAGATTCTTTATATCTTCTTCCTGCTTCTTTATCCTAGCTTCTTTCTGAGTTGGAGTTTGATATTTGTCTTTTAAACTAAGAGCAATATCTCCCTCCTCTGTCTGTGCGTGAACCAGGTCTCCATTTAGTTTAAACTCTTTGTTACCTGGTGCAAAAACCTTTATACCTTCTTTAGTGTCTGCTTCAAATGTAAGTTTTAATATATCATTTTTATTCTTTGACCTCCTAAACCCTACGTTTGGGAGAGAATAGCCCGCAGTAGACAATTCTGTCGGATTATATATCTTAGGGGGTAGTAAAAGCTCGTCACTTTTACCATCTTTAATATCTTTAAATGCGGAATCTCTTAGTGTGTTTTCATCCTTAACATTGTAGGAGTTTATAATTAAAGGATTTAGTCCTTGGTCCGCCGCAGAAAAAAGTATAGCTACTAAATCTCCTGGTTTTGGATTTTGGTCTGCAACCGCCGCTGATAATTCTACTTCAATTTTAGAACCATCGGCTATTAAATATACAATAGCTCTGTTAAGTTTTAGTTCAGTTGGCCCTTTTATAACCCTACCAAAAACTATCTTGTCTGGAACTTTATTGTGCCTAAGGCTTTGTGTTACTAAAGGAGATATATTTAGGGCTGCCATATCAATAAGGATTTGTTAATGCTAATATACTGTAAAAACCTGGTTTGCCGTCATTAAATTGGTGTTGAACATTCTCTATTCTCCACATACTATCTATATCCTCTAGTACAGTTATATCAGCTATGTTAGAGCTCTCACTAGTAGCAGAGGATTGGTTTTCCGTGGCTTCAGTGGGAGAGTCAGTAGTAGCAGAGGATTGGTTTTCCGTGGCTTCAGTGGAGGAGTTAGTAGTAGCAGAGCAATAAATGTTTGTACTTTCAGTTATAGTTTGTACTGTCACGCTACCTGTTGTTTTTATACCATTAACAGAAATAGAGGTAGACTCAGAAGATGAACTTTCAGTTACAGATACATCTCTGTCAATAGCGCTTACTATCTCTTTAATCTCTTGTTTGTAAAGATTGGCATAAGACATAGCATTTTGTCTTTGTTTAAAAGATTCTTCTAAAAGAGTTTTTTGGTCTTGAGGGGTAGTGGTATTTTTAGGCATAGAGCCAATAACCTGAATAAGTTCTCCAGGGGATAAACTAGGGTCTCCTAGTAAATGTAGCTCAGCCGCTCTAACAGGCTTACCAACACGGCGTATATAAGCAATAGCAGTCGCAGCATACTCAGCTGGTTTACTTAAAGTAGAATCGGTGATAAAAACATAGCTACAGGGAAAACCTCTCTTCTCAAATCTTGCAGGGGTACTTTTAACATGAAGAAAGTTAGATGATGGACTAGTACCAGTAGCATCATTTTTAATAATTACATTTGATCTCCAAGAGATTAAACTGTTTTCTTCTTGATAAGCTATTGCTATTTGACTAGGATGTAAATTGTCTATAGAATTATCTTTATTGTATAGCTTGCCTAAACCGGGAGGAGTTATCCTATTAAAATAAGTTCTATATAAGAGTTTAGGATTGTTTAAGCCTTCTGTACTAACAAATCTGGCAGAATAGTAATAATCTCCAGTAACGTTATGAGCAAATACTTCAGTGTAATAGATCTCTTGCAGAGACATATACTTTAAATAATCAATAGGTAATCTATCAACAACTATAGTATAATTGAGTTTATCCTCCCCCCCATAATCCTGTCTAGTACTTTGAATATAGAATATAGGCATTATAGAAACAGGTGGTTGTTTCTTATTTCCATCTATAACAGCTAAACTTCCCTTCACACTAGAAGTATAAAAATAATCTATGTCTGTATAATCATTACCACTAGCAGCTTGTTGTTGTATTTTATACCCACACCCGTTAGTAGTACAACTAGTGCTGTCAGTGAAGTCTCCTACAGCGGATCTAGCAATTTCTAGAATTACTTGGCTTCTGGCCTTATTGCGTTCACTTTCTGCGAGTGAAGGTTTAGAAGTATCAGCAGGGTTATAATTAGAAATAGAATCCATTAAATATTTCATTCTATCCCTGCATTCTATAGCTAAGGTAACGCCCTCATTAAAGTTACTAGCTTCTGTAATAGTGTCAATACCCCCTATAAAAACTCTTCTAAATTTAGCCCCTATGTCCTCAGTTTTTATATCTTCAGAAATGTTATTTAAATAACCAAAATAAACACAGATTTCATCTCCTATACCTAATGGGTAAGGAGTACTAGCGTCGTCTTTTATTATTTCAGTAGAACTAGGATCTTGGGGTTTTGGTCTAAATACGGGTTTATTTGTTAAAGGGGGAGTAGGGACATCATTATCTGGTATAGCGCAAACACACTTTATAAAAGCTGTAGAGCAAGCCCATAGCCTAGTAATATTTATTCTTGATCTTGATACAACCCACTTACTTGTCTCTGTTGGTTTATGTTGTATAAGTATATTGTTACTTATATCGGTAATAAAACAGACAGGAACTTGACCGTCTGCTTGTTGATGAAAAGAGCTTCCTAAAACAGGTTTTTGGGGGTCGGCACTAAACCTAGCTTGTACGTTTGGCATAAAAACTAAATAAAAATAATAAAGGGGGTAGGTATACCCCCTTAATACTATTATACTACTATACTATAAACTTTGAAGATAATAAAAGCTGTTAAGTATATAAATAATTTTGGCCGGTACCGGCATTATTACCAGTAGCAACTGTACGAGGACGGCCATCTAGCTGAGGATCTTTAACTCCTAATCTCTCACTAGAGGTTGGTAGAAGGCCATTATTTGCGCTATTATCAATAAATCTAATACTTTCGCACAGGCCTTCAAATCTAGTAGCTACTACAGAGCGACCTGCCATTGCCCCTAAAGTAACTGAGTCAATTTTAGCATAGATAAGTTGATATTTTCCGCTAGCATTTCTTGCGCGGCCGCCGTTATTAGAACCGCTTTGGTTACGACTACCCCTAATAGGAAAATTTACTCCCTTCTGGTCTAATTCTGGTGCATTTACTTCAACAGTTATAACAAATCGAGGAGTTGGGTCAGCTTTAAACTCAGGTCCAACTTCGTCAACTCCAAAAACGTCTTTTAATATACCTATATCTAATAGGCCACGTTCAAGGACCCAACCATACTGAAACTCGCCATCTAACAAGCGGGGGGTTTTACGTCCAAAAGGCATATAAGCTTCAGTAGCGTTACGCATAGTTTTTTGGAAAGAGGTAAATCCTCCAACTAAAACTGGCTCACCGTTTGCTTGGTCATTCATGTAAACATTTAGGTGAAAACCTTGAATAGGGTCTAAAGTCGCGTTATTAACAACAATTCTATTATTAGTATTAGCCATAATAATTATGTTTTAAAGTATAGGTTATAAAGGTATGAGTGTTAAACTGAGGTTTGAATAGTAAGGTCATCACTTATATCCATAATAGTAGAAACTATTATATTATCAGCGGGGAAGGAAGGTGTAAAGCGAATACGTATATTAAGACGACCTTCAAGCTGGTCTCGTACAGTATTATTAGCAGCAGAGCAGATAGTAGGTTCTAGATTAGTAAACCAACCGTCTCTAAGTTTAGAATAGAGGTAAGTGTCACAGGAGCTAGCAACTTCAGACTGTAGAGCGGGAGTATTAGGTCTAGAACGGCACCATTGAAGAGCAAGATATAGATCAGTTTTAACTTGGTCTAAAGTACGGCTAATAGAGCGATAGCGTTTAGCAAGTTGTCTGCTAGTAGTTAACCCATTGCAGAAACGGAAGCCGCCGAGATTAGAATCAAAAAGTAAGACTTCTATACCTGCATCAGACATTCTATCTAAATAACTACCTGTAGTTAAAGTATCAACGGAAATAACATTTCTTACAAGAGAACCAGAGTAAGAAGCAGCGGGGGAAAGATTAGGGGAGCGGGATAAATCGTAACCGAGATAAGAACCAGAAGAACCGACATTAGGTACAAGTAATCCGTTAGCGCCGCGCATTAGTTGTGTGCCCGCGATTAATACAATTCGTTCGTTATCTAATCTATCAGCTAATAACTTAGCTCTATCCGGGTCTATACCAGGTGGAAGCTCAAATACAGCGGACCTTAACCCACTTTCTGGTGTTGATTTGTTAACACTATCAATAGCTTTTTCAAATACAGCATCAAAATCTGGGTCTCCATAGTAAATACCTGGGAGAGCCAAACAGGCTAGATTAATACTATCTAAAGAAGTAATACCTTTAACTAAGCCTTGAGCTAGTGATTGTTTAGAGGGGTTTTGTTGAGTACTATCACTACCGTTACTTAAATAGAATAGAGAAAGAACACTGGCACCTTGACGAGAGAACCCGGTATCGCCCCCAGAAAAAGCGGAACTAATACGTTGTAAAGGTGGTGCCAAACGTTGGGGAACTAATCTAAATACTTTATGAGTACTATCTATAGTTACATTTCTAGCTAAAGAATTAACTACAGGCATAAAGTAAATTTGAACTAAGCTAGTAGTGCTAAAAGCTAAACTACGTCCGGTAGTAAAATCTAAATTAGCTGTAGTAACAGTAGTAACAAAGCGAGAGTCAGAAGCTATAACTGTAGTATTAAGATCTTGAACTTCCAACTCAAAAGAGCTATTTTTACCTGATGTTTTTTGGTTACGAACTGAGCAAGAAATGTTATTTCCGTGCACTCCAGGTGTAACAGCTTCTATTCTCCACAACAAAGTGCCGTCAGCCGAGTATAAATCTCTAAAAGCAGCTTGAGACCCGTTGTAGCCTCCTTCAAAATAATGTATTTTACCAAAATTACCTATAGAATTACCTAAGATAACATCTTTTACTTTATTTGCTTCTGTTACTGTACTAGCATCAGTTGTATATCTAGTTAAGGACCAGTTAATTCTATTAGCTTGGTCTCCACTATGGGTTGAGTTAAGAGTAATAGTAGGTCTAAATTCCTGTAATCCATTAACAAGTATAGATTCTTCTATAGTAATGTTATTTATCAAAGAAGAAATAATATTATTAGAGCGCAGAGCAGATTCAAAGTCTTTTACAATTTCAGTAAAACTATCTCCGTCTTTAAAAGAGGTAGCAGAAGTGCTAGTAGAGGAACCGACACTAATTGATGTTTTAGCAAAAGGAACAGAAAAAGATCCTCCCTCAGCTAAAGGTAAAGAAGAAATATTATTAGATTGAGCGCCGAATATGAGTTCTATACCAAAGCTTTTGGTATTTAGGGGGTAAGCCTTATTATCAAATTCTGTTTCAAACAAAGGTTTGATAAAGTAACCAAAAGAAATGTAGCGGCCGGCTGACATTTCTGTTAACAAGAAAGTATTATCTAAAGCAACATTATAGGTGCCTGTGTTGTAATCCTGTCTTAAAGTAAAATAATCATTTCCTAAACTACCAGATTGACTATCAAAGGAGTAACCCAGTACATATTGAGCTACCCTAGGCGCCCTTATTTGGAATGATTGGTCTGCAGTATTAGGTTCATAGTATATATAAACAGCTTTACCTTCAACACCTGATACCGTTCCAGCTACTGTTATATCTAGTTTATGGTCATCTGTAGAAGCAGCAACCTGTGTTATAGAGTACTTAATATTATTTATAACTATATAGTAGTTATCTTTAGTAGAAGATTGAAGACGTTTAGCGTCAGTACTATTAGTAAGCAAAGCAGAAAACAAACCAGTAACAGTAAAAGTACTAGAATTGTTAGAGTTAGTAACAGTTTCTACAACTGGAAGAAAACTAACAGAACTGCCTCCTTGTATAGAGGGAATACTCCCGCTTAAACTAAACTCAAAAGAAGTACCATCAATATTTTCTAAATTAGTTGCTTCACTAATACTCTCGTCAATAAGGTCATCAAAGCTAAAGGGTAAGTCTTGGCCTGTAGAGTTTTCAGTAGCTACTGAGGTATTGATTGGGTATACTCCAGTAGTTATAGCTACTGGAGCTGAAGATTGAGTATACTCCTTGCCGTCAATTAAAAGTACCATCTGTTTGAGAGCTTTAAAAGTAGAAGTTTCAACAGAGGGAGTACCAGTAGAGACTTGAGAGCTATAATTACCCAATATAGTTCTGATTTTACCTACTCTAAGTTTACTAGAGGAAGTAGTAGTATTTTCTATACCCTGAGCTAAACCCCAAACGACATGGCTGTGTTTTTTATCAGACCGTAACAGGATAGCATCATAGTCTAAAGAGTAATTTTCTATAATACTAGAAGCAATAATTAAGTCATCAGATGGTGTCTCAGCGACTAAAGTTAAAGAGTATCCTGGGCGGATATACTCTTTTAATAACGAGTAGTTTAAGGCATCTTTTTTTATTAACCCAACAATATAACCAGGAGAGGGGGAGTGTACAGTATCCACCTCAATAGTTAAGCTGTTCAAGTTAGATTCAGAGTGAAGAATATTAGAAGAGCTGCGTCCTTCAACTGCTTTAGTAACAAAGAAATTAAAGCGAGCTATACCTTGAAAACTTGGCAAATTAACCTGGCCACGGCGAGTATCTACAGTTGTGTAGATAGAGTTAGTAACAATTGGTTTGCCTATGTAATTAAAGTCCAGTTTAAAACCAGTAGTTCTTTGACTAGAAGGTTCAAGGGAGTTACCTACTCTAACAAAACCAACTTGTGGGCTTAACTGAGGGCTTTCAGAAGAGAATGTAATTTTAGAGGAAGCGGGATTAGAGCTAGCAGAAGACCTAACAACAACAAAACGGTTTAATCCGTTAGCCATAGCTTGTTGCACAAATAAAGACCCGGTGCTAGAATCTACACCATAAGTACTAGCAAAGGTTTTTATGTCTTCTACTTCAATAGGGATTTCGGGTCCTCTACTAAAAGTACCTACAACTCCAACTAAGTCTCGCCATTGCTTAGTTACAGGAGAGGGTCCTACCAAACTGTCTATAAATTTAATACTAGGTGCAGGCATATAAGTTTAAATAAGTATAAGAATAAGTAATTTTATATAAGAATATTCTTTATAGACCAAGAAAAGCCGTCCCAAATAGGCTCTTGGCTATCAAAGTCATAAAAAGGATAAGGTATTGGGGTAGAACTAAAAAGTTCGTCATTAACTGGTTGAGAAGTTTCTCCAGCAAAGCAACCAGTTTGTTTATGAAAACGGTAGTAAACACTATTCATACTAAAAGTTATATAAAGGTAGTGTAGTTGTTAAAAAAATCCACCGTCTACATTAAGTAGATTTAACATCTCACGGATTTGAGAGAGTTTCACTTCGTTATCGGGTTGGGCATAAACAATTCGTTCTGTTTGTAATTCTGAGCTAGGGGTAAGAGGTTGTTCTTGGGAAGTTAAATTTATAGTTATAGGGTTATCAACTTCGTGTTGAATAACTAATTCATTAACATTAGGAAAAGGAGGTTCTGGGGGTTCTGGGGGGTCAAAAGGGTCAGGATCATTTGGTGGTTGAGGAAAAGAGTATACAGTATGTTCATCTGCCTCAATTAAGTCATAGCTAACCAAACAGTAACCGGTATGAAATACTAAGTTTTCAGAGTTTCTATACCAATTAGTAGAGGGATAATCAACCATACTAATAGTAGGGTTTCTTAGAGCAAAGGGTTTAAGGTAGACTAAAGACCGTATAACTTTAACTAATAAAGACATCCAAGATCTTATAATACGTTCTCCGGGCAGAGTAGTTACAGAGACGGAGCTATCTAAACCACCTAATCTAGATTCTTTAGAGAGAGTTTGAGGATCCGAGCGTAACTTAGTAGGTTTTTTTAGAGTTGTACCTGGTACATTAGGGTTTTCAGAGAAAGGGAATTCAAAGAGAGAAGATTGAAGACGTTCTTGAAGGCTAAGAATGTTAGGGGGGAGTAATCTATCTTTATATTGAATAGAGTCAACAGCGGGGATAGTTAAGGGGTAAAAACCTGGGGTTTCGCTGTCAAAGTTTACGACATCGGATAAAAGCTCTACAGGGGCGTTAAAAATAGAATCTTGATAATAGAGTTGGACTACAAAGTTAAAGGTGCATTTAACGCCATAGTTATAAGTAGAGCTTCTGCCGAGATACTGGTCGTCATATATAACAGACTTAGTAGACTTACGGGCTGTAAAAGTAGAAGACTTTTGGTCGTAATCATCATGTAAAGGAAAAACAGCTAAAGTTAGCCCCGGCTCTATTAATTCGATACCGCTAAAATCTCTAGCGCTTGTTATTGTAATACGCTCGGTTACTGAGGACTCTCCTAATAACACAGGATAATATATTTGACTATTTTTTATCTCAGGGTGATTTAGAATAGCACTAAGTAGTGCTAATACTGCTTGGTCATGAGTAGGAAATACATTATCTAATGCTTGAGTGTCTACAGTATTTGTGGCCATTGACCGTATCCTAAATTCTTCACTTCGTCTTCTATGTTACGCAGTATATTACTACGTTTAGGTTGGGTTGATAATAGAGGGGGTTGTGTATAAGAGGTATTGTTAATTATAGCCCCGCCGGCTAACGTTCTTGCTTGTACTCTCACAGATTTTGGATTACTACTATATAAACTATACGCGCTCATAAGATTACCTGTAGCTATATCAATATCTATAGGAACCTCTAATATATCTAATACTACATACACATTTAATCTAGAAAGAGTCCAAGCAATTAGTTCAATAGCAGCTTCTGGGGGGTAAGCAGTTAAAGGATCATTTTTTATTAACGCTCCGGTCATGCCAGAATAATTTCTTTCAACAGTAATAGCTTCCATTAAACTAACAGCTACCTGTGAGTACCTTAAATTATCTAAGTCTTTTTGTACCTCAGCGTTACTATCTATTCTTCTTGTTATTGTTATCTCTTGAAAGTCTGTACTTGATATTATTTCAGTAGGGGACCAAAACTGCAATCTATACTTTACTTTAGCTGTAGTTGGAGGTGTTGGACCTCCTACACTATACTGTACTTTGTTTCTTATATATAATACCTGGGGCTCTATCTCTACATCTTTATTTATAGTAGATGTCTTACTATCTTTTATAACTAGAATTAAACCATTAAGGATATTACTAGTTAATGAATTCATATTAATACCCCATACAAACGGGGAAACATTAGTAGAAGTAGTATCGGTGTATTTTTCTATCTTTATATTTAAAGAGTATGTTGTTAATCCTGAGTTTGTATTCCGGGCATAAAACCTAAGGATATGAGTATTTGAATAAAATTCATTCTTCTTACCTGCTAACTGTACTGATGCTACTAAGCCTATGCCTTCATATAAGACACTTACAGCATTAATAGAGTCAGCTAAATCTGATACTATACGCCATACAGGCAATGAAGAAGTATAAGGAGGTAAATTAATCCAAGAGTTAGTTAAATGGGTAGCATACCAACTAACCCTAACAGATTCAGAGGTATTTAATACTATATTAGTAGAGTTAAAGATAAAACCGGGCTGCTCTTCAATCTCAGCTAAATGACCACTAGAAGTGCTGCTGGATAATTCATAGGTTAAGCAAATTCTATCTAAATCTTCAAGAGCTTGCTTTTCAAGAACTTTAGAATGTTCAGCTTGCTCTGTTACTTGAGCTAACTGTCCTATTAAGACAGAAGCAGTTAGTATAGCAGAGACACGTTTTATGCCATCAGAGAAGAGATTTCGGTTAGTTTGACCAGAGACCCCTCGTTGAGTAGAGGCAAACATAACTTCTTGTACTTGAGTAAGACCCTGGAATAGGTAAGTACTATCAGAGCGACGTTTAGCAGAAGCTAGAATAAGAGCGATACGGGGGTCCGATTCAAAGGTAATTATTTTAAAGATTTCTAGAGCGGATTTACGTCTCAAAAGGACAGAAGCCCGTCTAACAATGTCTACCATACTAGACAGTTCAGACGAGGCTTCTAATATTTGAGCCTCAGTTAAACTATCCATACTATCAGAGGGATATCCGGGGATGCCGTTTGGCGCGGGATAGCTAAATCTATCTGAAAAGTTTAACTGAATGCTCATATTAGTTTTCTTCTATCTGTTTTTCTTGAATAGAGGTAATAACGCGTTTGCACTCATTAACTACAGATCCCATAGAAGAATACTTTTGCTGGATATAGTTTATAAGTTCAAGGTTAGGAAGGGATTGGGTACCGAGTTCTCTAACATAATTAACTAAGCTTTTCCAGTTAGGGGTTTCACCTAAAACTCGAATAATTTCGGAGTCAAAGCCGGTTATAGGGGAAGGGTCTAGAGAGGGCTCAGTAGAAGGTAAAGATTGGGGGTTCTGTAGAGAAGCAAAGAGAGGTTCGCCATCTTGTTTGTACTCCCCATAAACTTCCTCCAAAGGGTCAGTTACAGCAGATCCCAAAACAGAGTTTTCTTGAGGAGGGGCTACAGTTTCAGTAGCGGACCCTTCAGTAAAGCTAGATAATTGTGTAACGTCTTGGGGGTCATCACTAGCAATAACAACAAAAGAAGAACTAATAGGTGAGGCTAATAAAGCTTGAGCGTCTACATTACTTAGATGTAGACAGTCTCCGGCTGTTACTGTTTGACCTTTCCCATTTATATATAATATTTCCGGTTTTACAGCTAATAGTCTATAACTCATACAAACCTTTTACTTTTAACTACTATTGGTTCTAAGGGTTCTTAACGTTATTTACTACTGTCAAATAGCTTTTATCAGTATTTAAGGTTCTAGCAGTACCAGTGCCCTCATTAAAGTTAATAACCAGAGTAGCAATATGAAGGGAAGCGCAATCGCGTAAGAGAGCCAAAGAGTTAGAGTTAACATATGGGGGGTAAACGCTGCCGATATAAACACGTTTTTCAACAATATTTACTTGGAAGTTAGAAGCAGTAACCTTAGAAGCTACTTGGTTACCCCAATGACGGTTTTTACCTTTTTGGGAAGGGACAATAGGGGCTTGGAAGATAAGATCGTTAATAGGGTCGTTAGAGATAGATTGTTGCCAAGAAGAGCCTACTCTTTTAAAGAAAGAATTAGCGATCAGGTATTCATCTAAATCAGCGCATTGAACTGCCCAATCTCCTTCAGTAACACTATCACCATTTAATAGAGTAGAAGGTTTAGTAGAGCCAACATAAGGGACAACGCGGCGGCTAGGGTTAAGAATAATATAATAATAGTTATCGCCAACTGCTGCGGAAGTTGTAGGTACTGTTATATCTACAGAACTAGCTAAAGTAGACAATTGGCTATCTAAATAAGCTGAACCTGCACTAATAGATACAGTTTGAGCTGGAGGAGTAGACAAATTACCAGCTGTTGCAGTCCAACTAGGAACTAAACCAGAGTAGATAGAGGAGTAGGGATAATAGCTAAGCCCCATGCCTCTAGATTCAGGATATAAATCTTTTAAAAAACGGAAACCAGGTGCTACCTGTAATTCAATAGGAGTGGTCATTTAAACCTCTTAATAATATGTTTATGATGTTTATAAGTATGTGTATACTCCTAGAAAAAAGACTAGGAGTAAAAGAATTAGAAAGTACCGTAGCTGAGGTTGGATTGAATAATGAACTTATTGGATAGTTCATTAGGTTCGCACACATCAAGGATAGAAATCCAGTGAGGGTAAATAACAACAGGGAGGAAAGCGTCACCGAGCTGCATTACACGACCTGGAGGTGCGGGGGGTTCAGACATAGCGGAGGTGCGCATGTACATTCCGGGCTGACCATCTGGGGCTTCACCGCTACAGTGGTAAGTAAAGCCTAGAGTAGAGGAGGGGTCACCAGAAGCGGACCGGGAGACGATAGCGACTTTATGAGCAGGCCAATAGGTTTTAATAACATTATCTACAGGGTCGCGGTATAGACCATCTACGCCAATAATGCGAAGGCCTGCGATAGAAGAGATTTCGCCACCTGCACCCATTGTGATATAGCTTGCTGGGGTATTAGAGGTAGAAGCAATATTAGCATTACCAGCAACTGAGGTGGTTGGTTGGTTAAGAATTACAACGCCAGGTACATTGCTTAGAGCTTTAATATACTCATTTTCCATTAAGATAGTGAGTAAATCGGAGCTCATTATGATATCAGTAGGGCGGTTTTTGTTAGTTTTATAAAGATATTCTTTAATAAGACGTAAGCAGTAAATAATATCTGCTTTATTATCAGTCCAAGGCACAGCGCAGCGACCATCAGTAGATTTAAACATAAGAGCTTCAGGTCTGCCCTTAGTGTTACTTAGAGCTTTATTAGCTTTTAATCCAGAGCCAGCGACATTCAAATCACCGGAAGCAGCGGTACTGTTATAACCGTCGTACTTAAATAAGTTATGAGCAGGAATATTAGAAGATACATCTATACTAACGCCAGTACGAGGGTCAGTATACTTTATACCACCGAGAAGAGCTTTAGTAATAAAAAGGTCTTTAGTACGAGAATGGCGAGCAACAAGTTGTTGAACGCGGCGTTGGATAAATTCTTCAGGGCGGTAAGCTTCATTAAAAGTACCGACACGGCGTACTTGGTTAATAAAATGTTGTTCAATAAAATCATCTTCACGAACAACAGCGGGGCGGGCGGTCATTGAGCGGACGCGGTTTTGTTCTAAATAACCGCCGCTAGGAACACCAAAGCGAACGATAGGCATAATACCTACGCCTTCAATAATTTGTTCAACTACAATAGTCCGCTCATTAATTAATCTTGAGGGGAAAAACTCTTGTAACGAAGTTACTGCTAACTGTTCAAATGACCTTGCTAACATTGTTAGCTGTAACGAACCAAAAGTGTATTCATCCCCTATATACTTATAAGGGCTTACTTCAGCATCAAATGGGATTGTCATAATAAATTCCTATAAAGATTAAAACAAAGAATATTTTCTATATGGGTATAATTAGTAGAGTTTAGCCTTCTGAAGGTCAGCAAAGACTTGTTGATTACGTTTAATGATATCTTCGTAAGGGTTAGAAGGTTGGTCAGAGGTATCTGGTTTAGATTGACCTTGAGGCTCATTAAACTTTAGGGAGTTACCTTCAGAGAGTTTAATAAGTTTTTCTAATTGTTCTTGACGTTGTTGTTTGCTGAGGGAGGGTAATAGTTCAGAGAATACCTGTTTAGTATCAGAGGAGATATTTAGAAGAGAAACTTGTTTAAGAGTTGACTCTGAAGTCAGGCGGTCGATTTCGGAGTTAGCTTCGGAGAGTTTAAGTTCAGTAGCTTCTAGTTTTTTGCTGAGTTCTTCAAGTTTAAGAGTTAAATCAGCGGCGACTTCGGCCAGTTTTTGTTCAGAGACAGATACAGAGGGAGCTGCAGCTGTAGTTTCAAAAGAGTTTGACATAGTATTTAAATGAAATAAAAAGGTAAAATTTGATTCAGGTTGTTGTTCACTAAACTGTTGGTAAACAGCTTCTACACGAGGTAAGCCAGTTAGAAAAGGTCTGTTAGTAAGCGCAGCCCCGCGCAGTAAAGTTCCTATAGATTCACCAGTCTCTTTGCTTAAAGCGTTTCTGGACAACTCTGCACTTGAGTATCTGTATGACCCTTTAGCAACATCGTTAAATACTTTATCGTCTACGGGGTCAAATAAACCATATAATACAGAACCCTCTTGGTATAGTTTCTCTAAAAAACCTACTGAAGGGGCTCCTTCTACACTATTTATATCTGTAGGATGACCTAAAAATAAAGGAGGTTCGTACCCTGCTATATTATTACTCCAATTACCTACTATCTGGCTAAAATCCTCTTGAGAAAACTTTACCTCACCGTACTCTGGGTGTACCCAACTTCCTATTGTTGCTATAGGTACTTTTAATAGCTTTTTTACTGAATTTGATACTTCAGCTAGTTCTTGCTTTTGTATCTCTATAAACTTGGTCATATTAACTGTAATGTTAAAAGTATATAAAACTAAATAACAGCTCCTTCAAAAGAACCATACTTTTCTTTATAGAGCTGTAAATACTTCTTCTTAATATAAGCTTGTTTGTATACCTCAGGTTCAATAGCGGGGACATTAGTAGTTGCGGCTAAAAAGAGTTCTTGGTCTTTATAGTGGTTAGATATTAGTTGTAAGGGGGTGTCGGGTGAAGTTATAGAGGTTGTATTGTGAGAAGAATCTAAAGGGCTTATAGAGTCTTCTAGAGGGGTTGTAGAGTCTTCTAGAGGGGTAGAATCTTGATTAAATGTAGCCGCGCGGGGCTGCTGTTCACTTAATACTTCTAAGCCTATCTCTTCTTTATACTCTTCCTCTTCTCTCTCCTCTGTTTCTTCTACATTATCCTCTTTACTTATTAAACTTCTGGGGTCTTTATGTTCATCACAATAATATACAGGTACTATACAACAATCCCACTTAACACAGCGCGCGCTATTTAATACGGGGTCGTATACAGAAAAGGCGCAGTTAGCGCAGCATTGCGCTAGTCTATAATTAGGTACACCACAGTTTTCTAGCATACCTAAATCCCCTGCAGGCATAGAATATACATAATCAGATAACTTTATTAAGTCTTTAGTACCTAAAGTTTTACTTTCTATAGGACTTTCTGCGGGACTTTCTGCGGGACTTTCTACCACTTTTTGTACATCTTTTCTAAGGAGTGCTTCTGATTGAGCTACAATAGGCTCCACATCTATTTTAGCTACTTCTTGTAAATCTGTACCGTTCATTAGCATTGATATTAATTGGTTGTCATTCATATATGGAATCTAAATCTTTTTTGTTGTCGTTCTTTGATATCTATAAAGACCTAAGTATTAAAGAAGCAAAAGTGCTGTCAAACTGTATAGAAGTTCAGATCTATAATACAATGCTTAACAGCAAAGAACAAAGTTTAGAAATAAACTTCGAGTCAATACCTGGTTTCTACCAATACGCTAAAAACATAGTACAAGTACAGTCGCAAGTCCTAAATTTAAAAATGGACTATTCAACTCTAGAGTTATCTATAGCTAACTTATATATACAAGAGATAATAAAAAGAAGTATAAAGTACTCAGCTATAAAAAATGGAAAACTGCTTTATATTCTTAACTCCTCGGATATAGAGATAGATTTACCTTCAAAGCCTATAGTAGAGACGAGCTATAACGATTTACTGCTATGTAGTATTTTAAGTAGAGGGTATTATATAAAAGAAGTAAAGGGAAGCCACTTTATAATTACAGGAGAGGATTCAGTACCAAATATGGTTACAAGGTACAATTGTACATGTGATGACTTTAGTTTGTATAAAGACTGTGAGCATAATAGAGCTGCTAAAGCAATAATAAGTAATAGAAGTAAGGTAAGTTCTATAATACAGATTGAGTAAACAGTAGCCGCGCGGCTACTGTTTATCTCTAGCTTTAATCTGTTTAGTAGTAGACCCCGTAGACCTACCAGGTTTACCAGCGCCATTAGGGCCTACATCTGACAATTGGGTTTTCTGTCTAGGTTCAATAACAACTTGCTGTATAAACTTCAAATCATCAGGCTCAATTTGTCTTCCACCTAATCTTACCATTTGACGTATCATCTTCCAGTCTTCGTCATTCCGAGGGTTTAAACAGCCAATTTCTGTTAAACCCTTAATTACCTGCATAGTTGCTACTCTGTCTTCAGAGCGGTCGGAGTATATTCTAGTAAATCTGGGAGGAGTTTTAGCGGACTCACGGTTAAAATTCCATTGAATTAACAATGTAAATACTTGCTTAATTAAAGCTGAAGTTAACTGCTCGCGTTTAGCTTCTAAAGACTCATAAAATACCTCCATCCTTCGTTCTACAGACTCAGGATTTAATCCTAAACTCCTGTCAGAAATAAGAAAATAAGGTATTATATGCCTTATGCATTCTTGGTCAGCATACCATATAGCGTCTAAATACGTGTTTCCTATTATGTCCGCTTGAGCTATAGAACCGACTTCTGGTCTAGCGCCGTCTATATTAAAAGGGAGCATTAACGTATTTTTTATTCCCTCATCCGCGTCAATCTGCTCTTTTAGTAAGTCAAAGGTAGTTATAGGTTCCTCTTCTCCTGTAGACGGATTTACTCTGGATTGATTTGTAGGTGAACTAGTAGAGGCTATCCATGTTAACCTATGACCAGCTTTCTCCATATAAATCATCATCAAATCAATTAAAGCATTTTTTAACCGTTCCCATTTATAACAAGGGGCTACTAGAGATTGACCATAATAGTTACCAAAGTCTTGTTCATTACATAAATAAAGAACTTTCCAAAGGTCTAACTTCTTTTCTGCAGTTGTTGAGCCTACAACAGTTTGGTATACGCCAGACTTTCTATGACCATCCCAGGTTGCTTCTCCATCTACTAATCGTCCTTTTTTATTTGTGTATATAAAAATAGTAGAGGGGTGATAGGTTATAATATCAGCTAATGTAAGAGTACCAAATTCCAGATTAAACATTAGTTCAGAGACAGAAGAGCCGGCCCAAGACTTAGTAAATTCAGCTACACGAAGGCAGTTTTTCCAGCTTACGCCGAGAGTATCTTCCATTCTTCTAAGATTAGTGTTAAGAAAATCAGCTATTTCTGGATCAGGATGTGTTACATCTCCTATAGTTGATATTACATAATCTATTAGTGTGTTTAAAGCAGTTTTTATAGTTAAGTCTTGTTTAGCTAATCGTTCGTACAATCTAATTCTAACATGAGGTAATCTACGAGCATAAGTCAAAGAACTATGCATGCCCAGTTGTGTAAATTTGCCCCGTGCGGACCGTTTATCTGGATAATCTATATCAGTCATAAGCCTATGCAGCGCAACACCTAAAAGGTACCAAAGATATTAAAAGGAAGTATAAAAAGGTAAAAAGTTAATTATATACCTTACCAAAAGAAGTGTTATTAGAGCCGAATTTAAGTTGGCTGGAGTACTCCATACTTTTCATTTCAAGTTGGCGTTCTTGTTCGCGGCGTTTACTTTCTTGCTCGCGGGCTATATTTGCAACCTCAAATGCTAAAGCTTTTTTAATACAATCAGGTATGCCATAATGCTTAACAAAAGGAGATTCCCTCAGTCCTAACCAATCAGTTATATCTAACTTAATATATTGGTTTATAGCAATAAAACTACCTAAATCATATCTTTTAGAAAAGTACTCAGATTCAGCATCCAATCTTAAACTCTCAGATATGGTAAAATTATCTGCCTCTTGCTGTGTGTTAAACATTAACCCTCTTGGTACCGGGTACCAACTTGGATATATACATAATCTACCTGATATTAGTATATTAGCAGCCATAGGCTTTGCTGGAACATAATAGCAATAAGGTAGATTACCTTTTCCTATACTTAAACTTGTGCAGCTGATGTCGGTGTAGTATCTACTGTTCGGTGTGTAGCAGACTTGCTGTTCCCAAATGCGGCTCTCAATTTCTGCTTGTTCAGTTTTCCCCTCTTTTTTGCTTCTTCAGCCGCCTTGTCGTCTAATAAAAAGGCGTTAACAAAAATCATAGCTAGAAACTGTACTAACTCTATACTCTCTCCTGTAAAAACCTCAATAGGGTCTTTTTGAGGTTCTATCTCTTTACCGTCTACATGTGTTAAACACATTGCTAGTAAATATTCATCTAAAGTACAGCCGTTCTCCGAAGCACTCTTCCAACTGTTGTCCGCTTTCCATTGAGCCCCTGTATTGGGTCTTACAAAAGTGTAGCTACGTCCACTAGGAGTAATTAAAGCTGGCACAACTATAGAGGGTTTAGGTTCTCCTTTTCGTTGCTCCAACGCAAAGTTTCTAGCCGTTTTTTGTTGCTCATCGTCTGGAAAACAAGTAGCTATAAACTCCTGCATGATAGCTTGACGATCATCTATAGGAAAAGGTTCTAGTCTAGAGGGTAAGTCTTGAGGGTCTATAGGTAAGGCTTTTCCCTTTTTCTTTATCTCAGCAATAAGATAAGCAAATAATAGTTCCTCAACACTATAGGGGGGTCTTTGCTCTCCATCCCTGGTAGGATAAGGATATAACCTCTTTACCTTTACGTAATCACCATAATCCGGTACGTAAAAACTTACTGTTAATACCTGGTTAGGTGTTGAAGATGCATCAATTGTTAAAACCTGTTTACCAGTCATATATTATTAGCTGTTTGCCTGTTTAAAAAGTTCTGTACACTTAATATAACTATAAAAAATGGACGAAGAAGAAAAAACTACATCGGGATTGTCCGATGATGGGTCAGATATTTCTGATGATGAATCCTCTTTAAAGGGCAGACCCCACCCTAAAGATGATGTTTTCCAAAGCCTTGTAGAATACAATATGAACGCGGGTAGCCCTATTACCCAGTTTTTCTCAAGCTTTGATGAAAATGCTAATGACCCTTTTGTTGCTGCTAAAAAACACAGCAACGATTTTTTCAATAAAATGACTCAATCGTCATTTAATTACGACCAAGCTGAACTTCGCCTGCGTACTGAACTTTTAGTAAACTATCAAGCAAATAGGCTTCAAAACTCCCTTGGCTCTTATCTTAGTCAAATGGAGCAAGCTACTCTTTACACTATTAATAATACTCAAACTGTTAATCCATCCACACTTCATAGAGACCTATATTCCGCAGATGGCTTTGTTTCTCGACCTACACACTACGACCTATTTTCCCTCTTTAATAGCAAAGAAACTCAAGACCTTACTCTTCGTACCTCCTTGTACCAAGTACAAGAAAACAGTGTCTTCTCTGCTTTAAGCCAACGCCCTGGCTCTGTTGAGTTAGTTACTCAGTCTTATCTTAAAAGTCCTCTCCCCGACATTAGCAATGAAGCAGAACTTATAAAAAATCAAAATAAAACTGCAATGAACGTCCTTTTAGGTAACGATATTGCTACTAAAGTTCTTACAGAACAAGGTAAAACTGTCGCTACTGTGGGATTTAATAACTTTAGCTTGCACGCTAAAGTTGGTTACCTTTATAATACTCCTGATACCGCTTCTATAGCTTTTATTAGTACTCAAAATATTACAGATACTTTAAGCCGTGCTCATACTACTGAGGAAATGCTTATTTTAAGATCGCATAACTTCTCAGACAGTAAAAGAACTTTTATTAGAAATAACTTAATACAAGAAATAAAAGATATAACGGATAGTATATATACCGTAGCTTCTGACCCTAAATACAATTTGGCTTCCTTAGAAGTGTCAGAAGTTATAAATAGCCTATCTCTAGTAAACCCTAAAGAGTTTGTTGAAGATATTAAACGTAGTTTTCAATCTAAAAGAAGCGGAGTAGGTCCTAATAGAACTGTATTTATTAGAGATGAAATACAAACTGAACTGCTAAATAAATTAAGAAAATTAAGTAAAGACGGGGAGAAATCTAAAGTAGTTATCTCTATGCAATATGTAGAGAGCCTATTTATCCAATCAAAATCAGGCTTTGGGGGCAAGAAAGATGGGCCTAAAGATGCCGCATACTCAGAGTATAACAAGAATATAAGAAAAGAAATGCTTAAGGTCTTTAGAAGACTAGCAGAGCAAGATAGGTTAAGTATAGGAGTAGCGGGTAAAAGTTATGGGGATAGCCAAGGTTTATTCCCTTTGTTAGATAGATACTACAATGAAGATTTAGCTAGAACAAAAGCAGATGGTGATGATTTATATCACTTAGCTAAGAATACTATGAAGGTATTGTTAGAACATAAATCCTTTTCTATTTTACCTACTAGATTTGCGCATAGTAAAAGCTTTGCAGTTATAGATGATAGTAATGCGCAAGACCTAAAACTTTTACAATATGGTATTGGTTCTAGCAACTTAAGCTATAAAGCTTATAAAGATAACCTTGAAGTGTTTATGATGTTAGACAAAAACACAGTAGGGGGCTTAACAGATAAAGAACAACAAGAAATAGCAGACTATTACTACTACGGTGTGAGTAACTTTTCTAAGTTAAACAGAGGAGCTAATCTTAGTTCTCCTACACAGAGAAGAGGAAGTCAACAACAAACAGATGAACTAATTAGTATTCTAAAAAAAATGGGGGGAGTATACTCTACTGAAGGTACTCCTAAAGGCAAAGAGTTTTCTTACACAATAATCTACGACCCAAATACTTATAAGCGTATAGGTGTAGATATAAGTATAGGGTCATTAAATGGGGAGTTACCGGGGTATAGTTTTTCGGTAACATTAGGAGAAGAGAGAGGGATAAGTGGACAAGTAGAGCCGGTAGCGTACTTATCAAAAACAGGAAGAGTAATAAACGGCATGACATTTGTGAATAACAGTAGCCGCGCGCTGAAAGTGTTAGGAGATAAAACAATAAACCCAAGAGGACAACAAACCTTTAATGCTCTTGAGGTAGTAGGAGGCTTGGTTAACACTATGAGACATATGTTGACTTTTGAAGCTACGCGGGGGTCTATAAACCAAGCGCTTAATATTATGACTGCTGCAGATAAAACAACTGCACTACAAAAAATATTAGGGACAATTCTTAGCCTTGAAATGAATAAGCATTTTCCTTCTCTTACATCAAGAGAGAAGAATTTTAGCGCTCTTCTTATGCAATTACAATCTCAATCTATTAATAATAACCTAAAACAAAAAATACTTACAGACACTCTTAATAGGCTAAAAACGTATGATAAAGTATATGCTGTCCCCGGTATGAATCCTTCTCATCTAAAAGCTAGAGGAGACCTTATAAGTAATTTGTACAAGGATAAAACAGCAGCGGACTTCTTTAAAAAACCGTTAGATGCTAGAAATCAAGGAGATGCAATAGTAGCAGAGCTATTAGATATTATAGAAAATACTAGGTCTAATAAAGAAACCGCTACTATGTTTTCTGATATACAGAGGTTAATGGTAAAAAGTGACAGAAGGGCGCAAGTCTTTTACGACAATAGAATAAGAAGAATCAAAACAGAAATGTTTAACCAAATAACAAGTCCTTTTATGCAGCCGCATGAGTTAAGATACTCTATGGGCCAAGCTATGTTTAAAAGACCTGTATATGGTATAAACGATGATATATATGACTTAGCTGAAGAACAAGGTACCCTAGACTTACTATTAAGCCCTCATCCTTTAAGACACGGAGAGACTCTTGAAGTAGATGGGAAAGGATTTATAAGAGGAAAAGCTGACCACAAGAGGTTTATAAAACCTGAGTTATACGATAACTTAGGTGGGATATATAACGTAGCGGAGGGGGCAGTAACTATAAGACAGACGCATTTAATGATGCAGACTATGAGAGGGTTGTCGGTTATAAACAAGAAAGAGTACAAAAACCAAGTAAGAAGAAGCCTAAAGAACCAAGGCTATACAAAAGAAGAAATAACCCGCATAGTAGATGCAATGACTAATGAGTTATTCAGTATAAATAAGAATGTATCTGGGGATATAGATAATGAGACTGTTATGTACTTTCCATATAGAGTAACAGAACAGATTCCAGAACGGATGAGAAACTTACAGAGTACAAGACCGGTAGAATCAGCGTCGTATAAATTTGGATTAGCAGCAGATACTTTAGGGGCAGACAGCGCCATAGGAGATGTGTTAAGTAATCCTGAGACGCTAATTGATAATACGTTTCTTACGAGCTTAGCGCCGCACCAATTTAGAATTATACAGGATAGGTTAAACACAGGAGAGGATGCTGTTACTATACTACAGAAGCTAAAGGTAGATTACGCTAACTCCCAACTACTAGTTAGAGGGTTTCTTGGAGGTAAAGCCCCCAAGCGCGTTCTACAGTCCATCGGCATATCAACTATGTCTGACTTTTCGTATGTTAATGAAGGGTTTAGATACGAAGCAGGAAATAATAAGACAAGACCAGAATATGTACAATATCATGTGACTAACATTAGTCTAGACAGCGCTAATTTATTAGGAAACACTAGTTTTAAAGCAGACATTGAAAAGCATTTAAAGCAAGGAACAAGCTTTATACATAAAGACCAGCTAATAGTAAATGAAAACGTAAAAACAGCTCTAAAACAAGAGACTGTAAATGTAGCTAATTTATTAATAAGCAATATAAGTGCGGATGATATTGCTAGTAGATTAGGTTTAGAAAGTAGTAAATTATCAAACACGCTAAGAAACTTAATAGCAAAGTTTGGAGAGTACGGAGATGCGACGACTATTACTAGGTTTGAAGATGTAAGAAACCTGGATAGAAGACAGCTTAACGTAATAAATAAGTTGTTAGGACTTACTTACGAAAGTGTAAACTTTAGAGGAGATACTAATAGTTTTTACTATAAAGGAGGTGTTTACTCACCTGTTAGTAGTAGTAGTAATAATATATTAGATAGGTTAAAGAGTGTAAGGCGCATAGGAGATATAGATATAAACGCCGGGTATTTTACAATAAATGCGTTTAGCCAGTATACAAAACAAGATGGGCAGAGAAGAAGACAAGAGTATATAAAATTTAAGTTACCAGCAACATCAGCAAGGGAATATAGAGGGGTAAGCTTTTTAGTAGAGAATCCTTATATATATCACTCAGGGGCATCAAGTATACAATTAGAGTTAACAACAGCCACGCGGCGCGATATGGTATCAAACTTACGTCCTGGGAGTGATACAAGTAAAGGTCCAGCGTACTTATTAGAAAGCAGAATATTCGAGCAACTTAAAAAAGAACAAGAAGAAAGAAAACTAGATACATTACTACCACAAAGAATAAGAAAGCAAGACATATACGCTATTCTCTCCCCGTCACAAATAAAAGGGTTTAACTTTGAGCAGGGGTTAATGCTTATAGAGGATAAAGACTCATCTTTCCTGAAAGAAATAAAAAAAACAGATGGGTCCAAAGCATTAGCAGAAGGCTTAGCTTTAATGATGCTGGGTGAAAAAGCGGGGAGTGATACTATAATGCAATTACTCGCTACATCTTTAAATCAGCAGGATAGTAAGACTCAAGCTGCAAAAGCACTTGATATATTAGCAAAGCACGACTATGCTAAAAAAATGAAATTACCTAAACGTAAACTGGGAGATACAGCTACTAAAACTGATAATCTTGAACCTACGTTTACAGTATTTGGAGAACTTTCTAGTTTAGCTCTACCTGCATATGTAAAACAAGAACTAGCTAAAGATACCCCAGATATATCTCAGGCTCTAATAAAAACTGTAGCGGCAGCTTTACGCGGTGATTCGGCAGCACTTTCTCATATAAGAACACAGTCAATTAAACTTTTTGAAACTGCTAGAAGTAACCCTAATAGCTTTAACTATAACAACAGGTTTATATTTAATGATGAATCTACTAGAACAGCTAGTGTATTAGCCTTCTTTACTAAAGCCTCTCAAGACTTGTTTAGAAACATAAATATAAATGACAGATTAACAGGTAAATCTATAAGTGAGATAAACGCTGGGTACTTCCTACAAGGGAATAACATAGAACATTACTACTCAAATAATAATTTAGAAAGTAAAAATAAAGCTGCAGTATTAGCTTTAATACAATCTGTACAGGTAATAGGTTCAGTGTTAAATATACACTTACCTACTCCAGAAGAGATACAAACATTAGAAGAAGACAAAAGAAAAACAAAGATAAGAGAGTTACAGTTAGGACTTCGACAGCTTGATACAATCTTACGTTTAAACCGCTTTTTAGAGTTTGGTGTAGAGCAAATGCCTAGCCGTATCGCAGTGGCTATTGGTATGCAAAATATGACCAAAATGGAAGGTCAGTATATGTACGAACTGACTAAAAACCAAATGGGTTTGTACACAGATAGACATAAAGAAAGCGAAGACATTCTTAATATACAACAGGCTGTACTCATGCTTGGTAGTATTGTAGAAGGAGAACTTATTGACCCTACAAAAGCTAAAACTAAATACAAAATACAAGCTAATAACTTAGCTCTTATTGGCCAAACTGGTAGTCCTTTAGAATTTATATCTAAATTTACAACAGCTTATACAGAACAAGCAGATAAAGGTTTACCTACAATTGTTAATACAGATAACAAAACTACTAGCTTAGCAAAAGAGGCTATCCTAAATTATGTTCTGGGGGACAACGAAAAATCCAACGTGGCTTTATCAGAACTAAGCAATACTAAAAATATATTACTAGGACTATTAAGTAACAGAGCAAGTGAGGCACAAGAAGACAGCACAAGCCTTAGATTAAGCAAGATAGAAGATATAATGCTTGCTACATTGTTATCTGATGATGCGCAAAAAAGCAAGATTCAAGGAACACTTCGATTAATTACCTATTTTAGAACCTTGTTTCCAACAAGTACTGATACAAATACATTGGTTAAATTTGCTCTGCAGCATCAAAAACGAACAGGAACTGTATCTGTACCTGAAGAATATTATGTAAGTCTTTTTACATCCTTATATGATAGTGGAGCAACTGCTACTAATATAGATAGGTTTTTAACTAAAGAGCTTCTAGAAGACGCGGGAGTATTTACAGTATATAGAGAACAATTAAGAAGTAGAATAGAAAGTGCTAAAGGTACATCAATAGGGACAGAATATGTAAATCAAAGTCTTGAAAGTCTTAGGTCATATAGTAAACTACTAAAGAATATAAGTAGCACAAGCTCATTAAATAGAGAACAAAGAGAAAGAGCAGAATCGCTATATAAGAGTGTGACTAATACACAGTTGGTAACATTACCCGCGCTTTATATAGGGTTGAGTACAACAGAATCTGGTAAATATGATGTGTTCTATTCACCAGATAGCAAACAAACAGGTACACATGGAATTTTACTGGGATTAGACCTCCTGGAAAAATTATCTTTAGTATTTCAAGGTCAAAGCCATGATGCACTAGTAGCACAAATCAGACTAAGATACGCGCTAGAAGAAACAGCACCTCTACTAAAAAGAATAGCAGACCATCAACTATTAAATCCGGCTAGCTTAGATAATCTGCCTACTATAAGTGCTGAAGAGAAAAAGCAATATGAGAATCTTCAAACGCTTTTGCTGCAGACTCAAGCTACAACAATGGACCTAATAAATAACCAAGAAACAATACGGCAGGCGGGTTCAGATAGACTAAAATTGGTGGGATTTAGCTCTATTGCTATGAGTTCTTTTCTTCTAAGTAGCCATGAAATAGCCGCTGGGTCTAAATTTGAGGAAATTTCACAGGATACTAATACACCTGAAATATTAACTAAAAACATCTCAGATGTGTCCTTTAAACTTAATAAAAAGTTTAAGGAAGCTAAAGGGAGTGTAGAAAGAAGACTAAGAGGTAAAAACTATGACCTTCATGCATTAAATACTCTTATTGACTCAGATGATGCACTAAAGTCATTTGTTTATGGAAGTTCAGCTTACTCTGATAATAACTACGTAATAATTGATAAAGATGACCAGAATAATGTAAAACTAAAACGTATTACTACTACGGGGGAAGAAAGAACAGAAACTATACTATTAGAAGCAAAGAAACAACCAGGGTCTTCTATTACTAATAACTCTATAAGATATTATACTGGGGATGATACAAAAACAGCACAACAATATAGAGAAGAGTTAAGTAGTATAGAACAACAAATTACAGATACTACAGAAAGACTAAACACAGGCATAGCTAATAGAGACCAGCGTAACCTAGAAATACAAACAAGACAGGATAATGTTAACGTCTACTCTAATTCTCTAACCGTTATACGTAATCTAAGAAATACGCGCTCGCAACCTAGTATACTTAATCCAAGATTAAGACAAGAAAGAAGAGAACAGCAGCTAGCTGATATTTTAAGTTATGCTGCATCACAATCTTCATTAATCTCACAGTTACAAACTATAAAAAACAACCTAAGATCTTTAAATACAGGACCACTAAATGTAGAAGCTACAAATGCAGAACTGGTAAGGCAAAGAAGGTTATTAAATATAGCAAGAAGAAATTATGCTCAATTAACTGCTGAGCAACAAACTAATAGTTTTATAGAAACACCTTCTGGACGCTTTCCAAGTAGACTACCAAACGCTGCTCAAAGTTATATATACCTTATAGAAGAAATACAGGGTAATATAAGACAACTTGAGTTAAGACATCAAGAGCTACAAACATATAGACGAGAATATAACGTAAGTATATCAAATATAGAACAGATAACAAACCTTGATAGTACACTACAACAAGAACTGCTAACGCAAAGAGAATTATTAAATATAGCCCGAAGAAATTATGCTCAATTAAGTGCTGAGCAACAAACTAATAGTTTTATAGAAACACCTTCTGGACGCTTTCCAAGTAGACTACCAAACGCTGCTCAAAGTCAAATATACCTCATAGAAGAAATAGAAGGTAATATAAGAAGATTAGAATCACAACTAAATTTAAATACTAACACAGATATCTTAGCCCTTTATATAGGAAATATAGAAGATAAGCTACAAAAGTCGGCCAATATAAGGTCTTTGATTACAAGATCTCAAAATACGATATCTACCTTAGAGCGCGATATGTCTACACGACATAGAAGGCAAACAACAGACTTAAACAATCAAATAAGACAAGATAGAAGATCGTTATTAAGAAGTATAGAGCAAGAAAATACAATCTTAAGGGCTAGCTTAATCCAAGAAGGAACCTATAATGACCAACAGATTAGACAACGTCTACTTGAGAATCGTCAAGCTAGAATAAATGACTTTACTTTAACTGCTGATACTAGAAGATCAAATCTGTTACTAGCTCAACAACAAGAAGAACAAAGTTATAAAGAACGTATAAATAGAAGGCAAGCAGTTATTAATAGGTATGAGCAACAAATTGCCCAACTCAACCAAACTATTACTAGATTAGAAAGCGCTATGGAGCGCAGGATAGAAGCACTTAATATTCAGTTAGATTCTGAAAGGGGCGAGATTGCAGATGAGACAGAAAGAATAAATGATATTAGAAGTCAGTTAAGTACCCTAAGACGTTCTAAGAGAGACCTTAAAAGCTTATACAGAAAAGAAGTAAGATACAGTAACTACAAAGAGTATAAAAGATTAAGTAAAGAAATAAGAGATAAAGAGAGAGAAATAGCCAGGTTAGAGGAGGGTAGAGATGTTGAAAGAGCTAGGCTAGAGCAGCAAAAAGCAGAGTTAAAAGTACAAAGAGAAAGATATAAAGAAACGACTTACACAAAATATAAGAAGTATAGCGAGCTGACAAATGAAGAAAAAGCAGTAGCGCGTATGCTGACTAGCAGCATAGATACAACAATAGACAGAGGAGTTATAAATAGTGAAACATTATTTAGAAGGGAAGTAGGAGAAGAAATTTTAAACAAAGGGGTTGAGGAATACAATCTAATAAAGAGAGAATATTATTTGAGAGGAGGAGAAACGGCAGCAATGCCAGTAGACTTAGAGATAACAAAGAGTCATATAGATCAGATAGCAAGGTATACAAATAACAAATACCTATCTGTAGACCAGATAAATGATTTTATATTAAAGTTAGTCTTAGCTACAGACGCAGAGGGCATGAACGCTGCAAGAGTAGCAGAGACACAAGAGGAAGCTAAAAGAAGTTATGAACAGAACAAGAACAAAATAAAAGGAAGCATAACGTTTGCTACAACGCTGAGGGCGGGGTCTCCTAGCGGTACTAGTTTATTGTCCGAGACAGGAACCTTGTTAAATGAGACACGCACAGTAGAAGAGTTAAGAGAGAGGGCAGATATATTAAATACTAATATTAGCCCGGCGGAGGAGGGCAGTAACACTTTAGTTTTAATGTCGGCTTTAGGTACGCATTATACCCAACTAGGAGATAACGACGGGGATAGTTTCCAGAGCGCTGTAACACAAATGGCGGTACTAACAAGAAGAATAAAAGAACAAAGTCAAAAGATAAAAGAACTACAAGATAGAATTAGTCTAAAGCATCAGCCAAGAATAGAAAATAATGATACAGCTAAAGAGTTGGCTCAAGAAGTTAGAAGACAAGATATACAAGAAGAAGAACATAAATTAGAAAACCTAACGCGTCAGCATAATGAAGCTCTAAAACAGTTTGAGCTTATTAGAAATAACGCAGTTAGCAGAGCTAAAAAAGGTATTAGAACTTTTGCTAGAGTTTACTCAGCATTACCTGAAGAACTAATAGGAGATAGCAAATTTATAAAAGATATACATCTTCAAACGTTTGTAAAACAGTTTAGAGACACTATAGGAGCTGCTGACCATGTAGGTTCAGTAATGACTGCCACTCAACAATTATCTCCAAAATTCCTTTCTAGTTTAAGATTTTTAACCGAGGGTACTACAGAAGCACAACAACAAGCTAGACTAAACTCTATTCATTCAAATGATATAAGCCGTAGGTTACTCTCTGGGTTTGAAGGTGTATCTCGTGATAGCGAAGAGTTTAGAACCCTACAGCAATATCTAACTTTCTTAGGTAAAGAGGAAAGTGATCTTACTGCGGAAGAGCAAAACTTACTAGAAGTCTTAACAAGACAACAGCGTACTATAATACAAGCAAAAAGCAATAAAGCTACTCAGGAAGACTTAATGGCTCCCTTAGTTAAATATGTACAAACTGAAATAGCTACTGTAGCGCAATTAGGAGCTGCTACTAGTACAATTACAAGTAAAATACTAAAATCAGCCCAGGGAAGCATAATTAACGACCAAACACTACAAGAGCTGCAAGCTATTATAGGAACGTCAACCGGGGGATTACTAGGAACTACGTATAACACAGTAGTACCTCTAATAGCATTGCAAATGGCTAATATTGGAGCTTTAAAAGCTTTAAGCAGCAAAGAAGATAAATCTTACAGGTTAGCTTTAGCTGCTGGAATTATGGCTCAAACAAGTGCTTCTTCAACTTTAAGTATACCTTCTGTACCTATAGCAGAGCTGAATAACTTAAAAGAACAGTTACTAACTGGGCAGTATTCAGCAAAAGCAAAGATAGCCCAGCTGCAAGCTGAAAAAGACATCGAAGTAGCTATGCGGTTTGTAACTACAACACAACAGTTTATTAGAGACGCAGGATTAAAACCTAAGGAAAGAAAAGGAGACACTTCTGGAAAAAGTGGGCCTAAGTCTCTCTTAGAAGCAGTTGATACATATACAATTGACCCGAAAATAGCCTCGGAATACAATATAGATAAAGAAAAAGCAGAAAAGCTCCAAGGGTTAACAAGTATTATTAGAGCAATAGAAGAAGCAAACGACCCTAAGAATGCTAATAAATTCAGAGAAGAGCTATTAAACAGATTTCTCTCCACAAAAGTAGGAGAACCTCTAATAGCAGCTCAAATGTATAAAGATGATGAAGCGCTATCAACTTTAAGGTCCTTTGCAGCTTTACAGATAGTAACTGATTACTTATCAGGTAAATATAAGACAGCAGATGACCTTATAAATAATAGCCCCTTATCCACTGCTTTAAAGAGTGCACAATCTAGCAAAGAATACGAAGGCTATACTAGTGATGATTTTATAACTAAATACATAGCAAATTTGTACTCAGACTTTCAACTAAAATATACTGTGAGCAACGTTTCTGTAGACTTAGCTAACAGGAAAGAACAGTTTAATAAAGGCTATGAATTACTAGAGTATTACGGGTTAGATAGAGAAGGAAATATCCTAAGTGATAGAGATACTAAACTAAATAAAATTACAGAGGACTACCTAAAAGAAAAATCTTTATTTAGAGAGTATACGAGCGGAGATAAAGATGCTGAAGAATTTAGAGAGGAATATTATAAAAAATTAACAGAACGTTCGGATGCAGTATCAACTGCTATAAAAGCGTTAAGTGCAGGAGGTAAGTCTGACGAAGGTATAGTTTATCAAACGGCAATGGAGGCGCTAATCTCCAAAAACATAGAACAGGATTCTGAGTCTTTTATAAAGGGGTTACAGCAACTAAAAGGGTTACATAGCACTATACAGAATATGAAAGCTAATAACCTACCTGGAGTTGACCAATTAGAACAGGAACTAGGGTTATATAGCACAGCGTTTGCTAATAGACTGGGTAGTGGGCATACAGACCTTAATTTATTTACAGGATTCTTTGCTACTATTATTCCTAAACTAGCAGAACTAAAACAAACAGCTGATGTTAAAAATGCAGCCGGCGATTCCTCTATGTATGATAACTTACTATATAGCTTAGCCGGTATTAATAATGCAGACAGTTTATTCTCTCCTAATTTAATTACACCCACTGGTGTAGATGAAACAGAGTTTACCAACGCTTATAAACAAGCAGGTACACATAAAGCTACTTTTGACCAGAGGTTACAACTAGCTAAAGAACATACTAAACTAAATTATGCCCAAGGTGATACAGACTTAATAGCCAATCTAGATGCCCTTACGTTTTCAAGTATAGATGAGAGTTTGTCTGAGTCAGATAAATTATCAGAATTTGATAGGCAGTCTTTACAGATAGAAAAGTTAGTTTCTAGAGCGCATGAACTTAAAAAACAAACCACTACAGGAGTAGACTTAGACAAAGAAATAGCTAAGTATACAGAGTTTAAGCAAGATTTATCTACAATTAAGCATTTAAATAAATCATCTGTAGATTACGCAGCTGAGACAAATGCATTTAGTTACGCTGTTCAGCAGTTAACTACAGAGATGATAGATATAGGAGAGAAGTTAAGAAGCCCAGATTTATCAGATGAAGATGAAAAAAGATTAAGGGAAAGGGGACTAGAACTAGAAAATATGTTGTTTAGACCACAAGACAATAGACAGGCGTTAATAAATGAATTCAGAAATTTAGGTGTGGATAGTGGTGCAGAGGACCTAGTAAATAAATTAGAGCAAACAATAGCCACGCACACTAAACAAGTACAAAAAGAACAGAATGAACAAGCAAGAGTAGTACTAGGAAAAACCGCATCTAGAATTAATAGCATGTCAGAAGGTCTTAGTATACTAGCTATTCCTGCATTATTTGCTATTATGCAAAACCCTGGAGACTCAGTAGAGCAAATAGCAGCAGGCACTCTAGATATGTACCAGTCTATGGTAGGGTCTCCTACAGCTATGGGTATTATGGCAAGCCCCCTTTCTACTCCAAGCCCAGAGGAATTACTAAAATCTCATAGGGTTATGCAGTCAATGCAAGTAACTAGAATTCGTAATCAACTTAAATATAATGATAGCTTTACAGCAGGGCTGGCTGCTGGTGTAGCTTTTGAAGGTATATTTAAAGCGTCCCAGGCTCTAACTAAACAAGCCGTTGATTATTTTGATAACTTACAAGACGGTTTCTCTAGTACTGTTAAAGGTAGATTCTTAGCCGAGTTCGCTGGGGGTATAATAGGATTAGGTCTTGCTGGTCTTATGACTAATAGCCAGGCTGGATTACCTACTGAAGATTATACCGAAAGCAATATAGCCCTTAGAGTTATTGACCAAATACGACAGTCTTCTCAAGCTGCTACTAACAACTATATAGAAGCTGTTATATCCTCTATGAGCGAGATTGTCTATGATAATAATGACTCTTACTATTATGCTCAAGTAGACTTTTCTGAAGAGGGTGTATCTAATACTGAAAGAAACCAAATACTAGGTACATTAAATTTATACGATGAAAACATGTCGGAATTAGACCAACAATACGATAACTACATTTAATTATGATTTCTACCTCTTTTCTTAACACTAACGCCTTTCTAAAAATATCTAATATCTGCTCCACAATTACTAATGCTAGTAGTACTTATGTTTTTACTTTTAGTAAGTATACTCCATGGCCTATAGAATATATACCTCCATCAGTAACTCCTAATATAACTAATCCAGTTGAGTTATTTGGGTACCTAAAGGTAGCCAGCGCTTCGCCAGTTATCCAAATCTCTAGCTCTACAACCTCGGATTTCTCTTTTAATGGCCTTTTTTATAAAAAACTAGCCCCCACCTTCTCTGATATCTCTTCCTATAACTGCTTTAATATCTGCTTTGAATCTATATTAGTTCATAGTCAATTACCACAATCATCCTGGCGCGGGCTAGGCTTAGCTATATCCCCTACCCCTGTTACCTCTAATACTATTCTCTCCTCTAACCTCTCTTCCCTCTCTCATCTCTATCTCCAACACTCCGGCCCTAAAACTAAAGAACTTAACGTCTCTGAAACCCTTCGCTTATTACTACCTATTACTAACCTTTTATAACCTCTTATACCAACCATGGCGATATTGCATGACAGCCCACGAAGAAGAATAGATAACTTATTCCCCGAGGTCCCTACAACCCCCAACAATACTCCCAACAATACTCCCAACAATACTCCCAACAATACTCCCAACAATACTCCCGACAATAACAGCAACAATACTCCCAACAATAACCCCAACAAACCCTCTAAACCTTCGGGTCCTACCCCCAACTATAAACCTATAAAAACGGTGGAAACTAATCCTCCCTCTATTAGCAAAAAAGATATAAAAGCTATGGAGACGCTTATTTTCCCTAAAGATACCTTTTATATTAAGTATCAGGAATACTCTAAAGACAGTACAAATAAAATTAACTACTTTAACTTCTCGCTGCCCCCTGCTATAGAAACTACTATGCAATACTCAGCTTCAGGGCCTTTTAGAGGTAACAGCAACGTACCCGAAGTAAAAGCTGGTATCCCTATAAGAACAGTTGTTAAACATCGTATTATTAACTTTCTAGGTAATACCCCTATTACCCAAACTATTGGTGTAGAAAGTAGTTTTTTAACACTAGTCGGCGCGTTTATCGGCAACGAATCTAGTACTTTAGAGGCCAAGACCTCCGCATCCCTTAATCCAATTTACGTTGACCCAAACTCTAATAACGACAGCGCTTATACTAAAGCAAAACTCTTTGATGAAAAAGTAGTTCAACCCGGACGCCCAATTCGCGTCTTTATTAAGACTCAGGAACCTAACAAAAAAACCTCTACTATTAACCTCGCTGGTACTATTACTGATTTTAGACTCTACGTCGTACGCCGTAACAAAGCTTACTATTCTATTACTATAAGCATTACTAAATAACTTACTCCTAAAAAAAATACAAAAAAAGAACAGTATAAAAACCTATGGTTTCAGACACCCCTCTAGCCCTTGACGCTACTATTTCTAACCTTATAGCTTCCTCCTCCTCTGTTATTAACTCTACTAACCCCTCCAGCCCTTATTCTCCAAACTCAATAAAAACTGTAGAAACTAACCCTCCTAATATCTCTAGTAGCCTAAACTCCCTTAATAAACTAGTCGCTAGGGCGGATACCTTTAGCCTTAAATATAAAGATGGTAGTACAAAAGAAATTAAATTTACTCTTCTTCCTGCTATTGAAACTGTTCTTAACTACTCAAGCCCTACATCTAAGTTTCGCGGCGGCCCAGGCGTCCCTGAGGTTCAACCAGGTATTCCTATTCGTACTCAAATGCGAGTAAAAAACCATCTTGTGCCTGGTAGTAACTATATTCTACAAAACCTTAGTATTGATAGAAAATCTATCTTTCTTGTGGGCGCTATTATACCCAGCAAAACCTCTCCTAATACTTATGAAACTGCTAACTTTATCGAAGAAAATGTAGTGCGGCGCGGGGCTATAATTACTGTCTCTATTAAAGTCCCATCACCTAACTTCACAGAATCTCTCTCATTTACCGGCTCTATCGCTGAGTTTAAATACTACTGCGTTCGTAATAACTTGACTTATTACTCTTTCTCTATTATTTACTCCTCCTCTAACTTCTCTTCTCCTACTTATAACCAACTCCCTTTTAACAGAACTACACCTACTTTAACCCCAACTAGTATTAACGTAAAAGTAACCCAGAGCAGCATTTCTGCCGCAGCTACTACTACTACTTCTACTACTGAGTCTACTCCTAATTCTTCTTCTGAGTCTTCTCCTGCGCCTACTACTTCTCCTGCGCCTACTACTACTCCTACTACTCCTCCTACTCCTCCTGGGTCTACTTCTAATCAGACTGATAGAGTCACAAAAATTAAAGCCTTTATGGAAAAGCTTGCTAACAGCTTAATAGCCACAGGAAAATATAAACGTATAAACAATAATACCCCCGCTGATACCATAAGACAAATGCACAGAGAGGCATTTAGAGCAATATCTAATATAACTAAACATGATGGTGGACAGCTTAGAAAAGATGAAGATGACCTTTATTTCATCCCCGATAATCAGTCTTATCTGCGATATCGTAATGTTCTTGTAGATAAATACGCAGAAGTAATTATGGAAATACCGGCTACTCTATTAATTGTAACTACGCGTGCTTTAGATAACACATTAACGCCACAAGAAAAAATTATTTTACAGAGTTTTTCTGTTAGAAAAACAATACCAGCAAGCTCCACAACTCAAACAAGCTCCAATTCAAACAATAATAATAATATTAATACAAAAGAGCGAGCTCTACGTACAGCTATACAAAAAGGTGTAGATAAAGCAAACAATATTGTAAACAATAATATTATTTACAAGGGCTTCCCTTATAGTAGAAACATAGAACTTATATTTAAGGCTAATACCGAAAAAAAATACGGTAAGAACGGCTCTAATGAAGATAATACAGAAGTGTTTTTTTTGCAGAAAAATACTCTTACCCAGGACTATGAAGTTTACATATTCGTAAAACTAAAGCAAGGTAATAATAATACTAACACTATAGAAAGAATAGGAGTCTTCGCTAAACGCCTAACTTGGAACACAACCAAAACAGAATATACACAGATAACTTTAAAACCAAATCCGCCAGCTAATACCTCCTTACAAACCCCAAGGGGCGGTAATCAAGGACGTAATCAGACTAATAGAGTCAGAAACATTAAAGCATTTATGGAAAAGCTTGCTAAAGACTTAATAGCCACCGGAAAATATAACCGTATAACCCCTACTACACCCGTAGATAATATAACGCAAATGCACAATGATGCATTAGATGCAATAGGTGACAGACGTAAACACGATGGTACAAGGCTTAACAAAAATAAACGAACGTACAACGCAGGCGACGACGGAAACGGGGTTTATTTAGATAAATACGTATCAATAGTTATCGTTGGAAAGGCTACTCTAGAAATTAGAACTACTCATGAATTGGATGACAGTTTACCAGAGGCCGAAAGACATATTTTAACGAATCATGTCGTTCGAGAAAGAATTAATCCCGGAGCTACCCCAGGAACCCCTCTCAGCCGTACTAACTTACAAGGTAATGATTTATCCCCGTTTTCCCGTAGCTCAAACTCAGTTAACGTTAATAATCCACTACCCCCGCCGACTGCAAAAGCACTAGAAATAGTAGAATTTATGGAAAATCTTGCTACCGACTTGATAGATACCAAGAAAATAAAACCTAATACCCCCGATAATAAAATAAGACAAGCGCTAACAAGTGCGTTTACATACATACCTTCTCCGCTAAGACATGACGGTAGGACCTTCAATAAACAGAAGCTGGTTTTTAGAGGTAGTAGGGTAGTTTGGGTAGATAACTACGTAATAATAAATATACATGAAACTCAAATAGTAATTATGAGTCATCCAGACGTGCATAGAACCTTAACTAGTTCAGAAGAAAAATTATATGTAGACAACTATATAGCTAGAAGAACCCTGCGCTAATACGTTTAACATACCCCAACGAAGAATAACATAGAGGTAGAGTAAACTAGAAGTCGTATATTGTAGTAAGCAGTATATATAACGTTGAAACTATAGCCCCCGCGATATCTTCTGCAGCCTCTAAGCTTCTATAAAACTATAATAAATATCTTTATGAGCCCTCAAATCTTAGCCCTTGATGGGGCTGTTTCTAACCTTATAGCTTCCTCCTCCTCTGTTATTAACTCTACTAACCCTTCCAGCCCTTATTCTCCAAACTCAACAAAAACTGTAGAAACTAACCCTCCTAATATATCTAGTAGCCTAAACTCCCTTAATAAACTAGTCGCTAGGGCGGATACTTTTAGCCTTAAATACACAGATAAAAACGGAGATAAAAAAATTGATTTTACCCTTCTCCCCGCTATTGAAACTGTTCTTAACTACTCAAGCCCTACATCTAAGTTTCGCGGCGGCCCAGGCGTCCCTGAGGTTCAACCAGGTATCCCTATTCGCACACAAATGCGAGTAAAAAACCATCTTGTGCCCGGTAGTAACTATATGCTACAAAACCTTAGTATTGATAGAAAATCTATCTTCCTCGTAGGCGCTATTATACCCGGCAAAACATCCTCTAACACTTACGAAACTGCTAACTTTATTGAAGAAAATATAGTGCGGCGCGGGGCTATAATTACTGTATCTATTAAAGTCCCCTCCCCTAAATTTACAGAATCTGTGTTCTTTACAGGCTCTATCCTAGATTTTAAATACTACTGCGTTCGTAATAACTTGACTTATTACTCTCTTTCTATCCTTTACTTCTCCTCTAACTTTAATAAGGCTAATTATACCCAACTTAGCTTTGACACTACTACTAAACAGTTAACTCCTACCGAAATTGGTGTAAAAGTAACCCCTGCTGCTGTTGCTGCCGCAACAGAAACAGCAACTACTCCTGTAGCTACTACTCCTAATAACCAAAGTAATCCTTTTTTTGGGTCTGCTACTGCAGCGGAACCCCCAAACACAAATAATACCCCCCTTCCGCCTATTACACCAGGTCCAGATTATGGTGACCAGCTAGCGTTAAGGCTTCCTTCTATACCTCAAGGAGTTCGGCAGTATAATACACGAAATCAAGCTTCTATTAACGAGTTAAGTAATGCACGAGCGTTTATAGCCGCAGCTGGAATAACAAAAAGAACTTCTTATACAACTGCTCTACAAAATCTAGTGCAAAAATGTAAAACTTTCTTTTACAGTGAAAACTACTTAAATACAAATGGAACCCATTTTTTTATTTTTATAAGAACTGACAAGGGAAAAAGAGGAAATGAACCTAACGTTTACTTAAAAATAATTACCTCTGGTACAGGACACTCTACTAAACTTAAACAGATTGAGTACATTAACAAACTAGACAACAGTCGTGTAAATCTATTATAAAAGAGCAAAAACATATGACAACTGTAGAAACAATAGAAGTAATAAAAACTTTGAGCGACGAAAGTTTCGTCGCGTTGGGAGGCTATAAAGAATTATCTAAATATATGAGTTTTGAAACTATAGCCCGCGCTGTCTTCTTCCCTGGACAGACTCTTTATATGTCTATCCTCGCTTCCTCCCCTGATACCCTTCTCTCCTATGACCTCCAATTATACGGCTATATCCCTCAAACCTATCTCACCGTCCTCTCTGAATCCTTTACCCCCCTCTACTCCTCTATCCTTAAACCTACTTCTATACAAGGCAAAACTGTCTACCTCTTCGGTACCACTCAACAAGAACGCCTTCTCCTTTATAGTAAACACTTTAACCGCTTTCTCTTTCATTTCCCTACCTATCAATTATCTAATACTATCCAAGTTATCTCCCTTACCCGCGCTCCTCAATCTGTCTTTGACTCCGTTCTCTCCTCTTATCGTAATCTTAAACGCTCCTCTTCTTTTAAATCTGTTGTTGATAATATTTATGTCAATTTCTCTTACCCTCTCCTCTACCTCTTCTCCTGCCCACCTTCTCAACCCCTTACTACCCTTCTCTCCCCCTCTAATCAATCCTCTTTTGATTCCCCTCAACTCTATCTCTCCTCCTCCTCTCCCATTACCTTCTGTATCACTTCTATCTCTAACTCACCTTTTAATACCTTAATAGGCCTTACTGAACTTGAACTTATCTCTACTCTCTCCCCCTCTTATCAAAAAATATTCTTTGACTCCCTCTCTCAATCCCATTACTGGCTCTCTAATGACTTGTCACACCGCCTAAAAGTCTCTTTCTCGGGCCCCACTGTTTTCTCCTCTATTAAAGAATCCTTCTCCTTTAAAACCCTCTCTGTCTCCGACTCCATCGGTGATATCTCTCGCTTAATCTCTAAAAACAATATCTATACCTTAAAACCTTTTAAGGATACACACCCCCGCCTTGATATCACCGCCTTCGCTTAAAGTATTATCCTGTCATGTAACGTCTGTAAATACGAGTATAATACCGATAACTGCGCCCTTGTCCTTACTTTTAACCCCTCCTCCTCCTCCTCTTTTATCCTCTCAATCCATAAGTCTATATGCTCCATACTATAAAAATCTAACAGGTACTCCACAACTTCCCCTCCCTTTATCCCCCTCTTCTTCCCTATCCCTTCTATCCTCTTTATACTCTCTCTCTTCATCCCCTTTTTCCTCGTTCTCTACTAACCACTTTAACCTCTCTATCTTCTCTTCTACCTCTCTCCTCCCCTCCTCTGTCTTTTTACCTGCCTTTAAACACATCGATAAATACTTCGGCTCTAACATCATTACCCCATCATACTCTACCTCTACTACCCTCCCCTCTATCTTTACCTTTACCCCCCTTAACTCTATCTCTATCCCACTTTTACTCTCTTTAACCTCTATCTCTTTTAGTAGCTTTAATACCTTTATAACCCCTCTTACTCTATATACTATCTCTCTTAGTTTCTTCATTTTTCTTTCCTTATATCTCTATTCCTATCTTATACTCTCTATCCAATCTATCCCCCTATCCTTACTCGGCTGCTCCCCGGCCCCGTTGTACTCCCTGTACACCCATTCTTGTCCCCTACCCGGTGCGCCATCATCCCCTCAATTAATACCCTCGATGACCCCGTCGTTAATACCGTTGTCCCCCCACACATCCCTCTGTCCCCTACCACCGCCGGCCTCTTTCCCTCTATCAGTACCTTCGATACCTTACAGTAACTTATCGACCCTACCGGTACATACGGCCCCCTGTTTACATGCACACATACCCCGTCTGGACACCCTATCTTATCCCCTAATAACGCCGCATTCATATCTCTATCTCCTTACTATTAACTATTAACTATTAACTACTACTGCTAGTAGTCGTCGTAACTAACGCCGCCCACTCTATAAAATTATTACCACTTAACACCGCTACTAACTCCTCTATATCCCCTGTACTACTACCACTACCCCCACTACCACTACCAGCCTCTGTTGTCCTATAATACTTCCTTAAACCTGTTGTGTTTATTGGCTTAGACGGTACCATACTCGCATTGTAATTCTCCGCTAACCAACTCTCTATCCTATTTATATACTCATCTCGGTTAACCGCCGGGCTATATTTACTCGCTACCCTCGTCTTCCCCTCATTCCCTATCGAATACGTCCTCTTCGGCATCCCAGGATTGTCTAACCTCCCCCTCACTATCCCCCTCACTACCCCTACCCTGTCCCCCGCACTCACTTCTACCCCATCCCTTGTTATACACTTCCCATGCCTCCCATCCCATATCATCTTACTCCTCTCCTCTACTACTATCCCCTCATATACATACATCATCGTAAACCTCTCATAGTATGACCCCTCCCCCCAATCCCTCCTAAATGGATCCCCCGGCGGATATACCTCCCCCTCCCCCTTTAATACCTCCCTCTCCTGCACAAACGTAAACATGTCTACATATACCTCTAAATCCGCTGTTAACCCATTGTGCCTTACCTTCACCGGCTTCTCGTTTAACCTGTAAAACACATGACTCCTCCTATACCCTATTATATCCCTTACAGGTATACCTAAATTCACCGCTACTACACTCTCCTCTTCCTCTAAATTCTTTACTACCCCCACGTCTATCGGCCCCCCTCTTACTCCTAATAACACATCCTTCATGCTGGGTATCTCTACAGGCTCTATCGGTTTGTACATCTTTTCTCTCCATATCTTTTATACGTCCTATCCTACTATTATACATCTCCCCTTTGTAACCTATTCGTAAGGCATAGGTAATCTCTATAGATAATCTCTATATGTAAGGCACATACATAATAACTATATGTAAGGCGCATAGGTAATCTCTATAGGTAATCTCTATGGGTAATCTCTATGGGTACTCTCTATGGGTAATCTCTATGGGTAATCTCTATGGGTAATCTCTATGGGTACTCTCTATGGGTACTCTCTATGGGTAAGGCTTACAGGTAATCTCTATGAGTACTCTCTACAGGTACTCTCTACAGGTACTCTCTACAGGTACTCTCTACAGGTACTCTCTATGGGTAATCTCTACAGGTAAGGCGCATAGGTAATCTCTACAGGTAATCTCTACAGGTAATCTCTACAGGTAATCTCTACAGGTACTCTCTACAGGTAAGGCGCATAGGTACTCTCTACAGGTAATCTCTACAGGTAATCTGTACAGGTAATCTCTATGGGTAAGGCTTACAGGTACTCTCTACAGGTAAGGCTTACAGGTACTCTCTACAGGTAATCTCTATGGGTACTCTCTACAGGTAAGGCTTACAGGTACTCTCTACAGGTAAGGCTTACAGGTACTCTCTACAGGTAAGGCTTACAGGTACTCTCTACAGGTAAGGCTTACAGGTACTCTCTACAGGTAAGGCTTACAGGTACTCTCTAC